CACCACCCCCCATGTGAACATGGAAAGGAACACCATTTCGCATAATATGGATTTCACCAGGAAATCCTCCCATACTCATGCCCATTGCACCGCCAAAAAACTGTTGAAAAATATCGTGATGAAATCCTGGATGACCATGATGGCCTGGAAATCCACCGGGAAATCCACCACCACCGCGTTGTTCATTATCATATTGTTCCCGTTTTTGTTCATCACCGACGGTTTCATAAGCTTGACTAATTTCTTGAAATTTGCTTTTTGCTTCTGGACTCGTATTTTTATCAGGATGCCATGTCATGGATAATGTACGATATGCTTTTTTAATATCTGATTGAGATGCGTCATTAGAAACGCCCAGAATAGAATATGGAGAAGCCATTACAAGTTATAAATGTATTTGTTTATTCGTTTATTTGTGTATTTGTTTATTTGTCTATTTGTTTAGTTGTTTATTACAAATAGACCGTTTAATATTGCTATATTGTATATATATCTCTTATCTTCTTATCTACCCATGGGTTTAAACTCACCAAATCTCACGGAACCCGACCAACAACAATCCTTGGTTATTGGCGAAGGTGGATATGGATGTGTACATAAACCATCATTGAAATGCGATAAAAACGAATCAATAAATCAATCATTATCATCATTATCATCGTACAATGGCAAAGTATCTAAACTATTATTAACCAAAGATGCCATCAAAGAATTGGATAATTTGAAAATTGTAGATGAAATTGATCAACAAAAACAGTTTCATCTTAATATGCCAGTGAAATGTGAACCTGATTTATCACAAGAAACAATGGCAGGTATAAAACGATGCAGGAATTCTAAAGTAATCCAGAAAAACTTGGCAAAATATAGTCTTTTAGTGATGGATGATGGTGGAATGACATTACGCAAATATAGACAATCTGGTGCAGGAAAAATCTTGAATAAACCATTTTTGGAAGCAGTTTTGAATTTACTACAAGGAGTAGAATCATTCCTTACGAAAGGCTATATTCATCGGGATATTAAATCAGATAATTTAGTTTATAATCAAAATACATTTCAGGCGAAATTCATTGATTTTGGATTAATGACCACATCTAAACAATTGGAACAAGGATGCAGAACAAATAAATATAATATGTTTTCCGATTTTTATTTTGCATGTCCAATGGAAGCTTATTTTGCATTACAAGGAAATTTTGATAAATTTAAATTACCTGATCCATATTCAACACTTGATTCTCGTCAACGTAAAGGATTTTCATCAGCATTTTCCACATATTGTAAAGAAATTAGTCCACCTGGGACAAAATGTGATTCAGCAATAATATCAATTATGCACAATTTTAATCTAAAAATGGCCAATAGTGCCTTGACATATGATGAATTTCTAAGTAAATTGATTAAAACATTTGATAGTTATGGATTAGGAATGGCGTTGAAATGCGTTTTTAATGGTTTGGATATGAGACTAAATAGTGAAAAAGATGATATTAAGATTATTGATGCATTTCTAGCCCTGTTTACTAAAATGTCTACACCCGATTTAATTGATAGAATATTCATTGAAGATGCGATAAAAGAATACAAATCTATCTTGCAAAATTATTCTCAACAAAAAGGCGACACGGGGGGCGCGGGGCGTGGGGGGGGTCGCCTCTGCCGAAAAGGCGGCGGTAAAACACGCAGATGTAAGATAAAACGCATAAAAAGCATAAAAAAGACTAAAAAACACAATGTCAGTAGACGATTATCATAAGAGTCGTAATAGTCATAAGATAGAACCTAGAAAGAATAATAATAGATACAATATAATTGAGATTGAACCCGATAAATGTCAGATCCGAAACACTCACAGCCCTCACAAACCTCAGCCCGCCCTCAAGATATTGCTCAAACATTTATAACCAAATATAAGCCGCATTTCGTAAAAGATTTCCATTTTGATGATACCTTTAAATCTATTATATCATCCATATTGACAATGCCACGTATACACATGTTATTCATTGGAAATACTGATTCATGTAAAACAACATTTTTATATGCATTTTTACGTGAATATTATGGTCTTTCTGAAAAACAATCTTTTCCGGATAATATTTTGTTTATTAATAATTTGAAAGAACAAGGTATCAATTATTATCGTAATGAAATGAAGATATTTTGTCAATCTTATAGTAATATCCATGGGAAAAAGAAAATTGTTGTAATTGATGATATTGATGCTATAAATGAACAAAGTCAACAAGTATTTCGTAATTATATTGATAAATATGGTCATAATGTTCATATTATAGCAACTTGTAGTAGTTTACAAAAAGTCATTGAAAGTATACAATCACGATTACAATTTATTCGTCTACCACAATTACATCGTTGTCATTTACAAGATTTAATGATTAAAATATGTAAGCAAGAAAATCTATCATTAGAACCTGCGGCACGTGAATTTGTTTTGAATTTATCAAATGTGTCAGCCCGACCATTAATTAATTATTTGGAAAAAATAAACATTATTCTAGGGACGAGTGGTTCACGGTGTAGTTTAGTTTTTTGTGAAAAGATTTGTACTGATATTTCACCGCAAACATTTTATGAATATATTGAAGCAGTATGTAATGGAAACTTGAACCACGCAATCGCAATCATTTATGGGATTTTTGACCAAGGATATTCAGTTATTGATATTATGGATAGTTTTTTTATATTTATTAAAAATATTGATTCTTCCATGATGAATGAAGAAACTAAATATCATTTTATTCCTTATATTTGCAAATATATCACGTTTTTTAATGTTTTACATGAAGACCAAATGGAATTGGCATTTTTTACGAGTGGAATTATAGATTCATTATCCAAATCCAAATCCAAATCCAATTGACAGAACAAATTTACGCTACGTTTCGTCACCATCCTTATCACCAGCTCCATCTTCATCTCCACCTTTGGTATGATTCGTGCCATTGTTCATACCACTATTTGATAAATTCCTGTATAAAGAAGAAATATTGATATGATATACAATTGGCATTGAAGATGATAAAACCATTGAACGATGATATTCTATATTCAACGATTTGAGAATGTGGATTAAAATGACAATAAATCGTTCATATGTAATATCTTCTTCTGCAAAATGTCGTTTGGATGGATAATAATATTCATCGTGAATTTCTTGTATAAATGATACCAATAAATCATGATATTTAAGTTTCTTGAAAGAATAACAATCAAATAAAAAATAATCATCTAATTTTGTTACAATTGCTTCTGATTCTGGAATATTTAAATGAAATCGTTTCCATTCTTTTATACGATGAAATGGTGAACATTTACATACATGGATATCTGAACGACATATTTTATGCAACATCTGGAATAATTTGTGAATAGGATATGGTTTCTGAAAAAGTCGTGCAGCCGGGATTGAATATTCGGTTGGACTTGGCAGTTCACGTGAACGCATCATCATCTTGTATCTTCTATATAATATGGTTATTTATACAATTTTAGTTTTTACTTTATTTACATGCCAAAACGCCAAAACAATAATCTAAATATAAAGAGAAAGAGATTCTATTTACACCCTTGAACATTTTAAATGGAACAAAATTCCAAAAAAAGAGGTTCAAGGTTGGGTCTTTTCATACCCGTGTAAATTTTGATACTCTAATCCTTTTTGTTTCATATCATAAAATAATATGATAAAAAACAAGATAAAGTTGTTCCATTTAAAATGTTCAAGGGTGTATAAATCAAATAAATAGATACGTAAAGAGGTAATGCCAGTGGTTGTTGTGGAAACTCAAACAGATACAACTTGTAATCTGGTTGGTGGATTGGGTAACCAATTATTTCAAATATTTACTACCATTGCATACGCGAAACGAAATAATATCAACTTTCATTTTAAACCAGATAAAGTATTGACTACCGGACGACACCGACCAACATATTGGAAAACATTCTTAAGTGGTCTTGAATCACATCTATTACCAATCCAAGAAACGAATGAAATCATGACTTATTATGAACCGTGGTTTCATTATAAACAAATACCAGCACCTCTTCCGCCTCTCAAACTCAACAAATTTACCACGATTATTTTATCGGGATATTTTCAAACTGAAGAATATTTTTTAGAATATCGGTCGGAAATATTAAAAATGATTGATTTTGATAGAATTCAATTGGAAATAAAGTCCGAGTTTTTTCCTCCTGCATCTTCATCGCCTGAAAATAATATCACAAGTATCCATTTTCGTCTCGGTGATTATTTGAAAACGCCTGATTATCATCCGATAATGACAACGGAATATTATTCAACTGCATTAAATCTCCTTTGTTCGGTGCTAGGATGTGAACCTTCTACTATATTTTTTTTTTGTGAAGAAGAAAGTAATTTACATGTCAATGAAATAATCACCATACTGGGCAAATCTTATCCAAATATAAAATGGATCAAGGTAGATGATAATATCTCGGATTGGAAACAAATGGTGATTATGAGTTGTTGTGACCATCATATAATTGCCAATAGTAGTTTTAGTTGGTGGGGTGCATGGTTAAATCCATCTGTATCCAAAAATGTCTATTATCCAATGAAATGGTTTGGAAAAGCATTCCAAGGTATAACTGATGATTTAATCCCCAAAAATGGAAATTGGATTGGTATTTGACGATTGTAATGTTTTATTGAAACGAAAATAAATATCCATTTTATCCGACATTTATGTGTTTCCAATTTTTTCAAAAAATTGAATTAAAGATTTGGCTAGATATAATTTATCTATCCAAAAGCAGATTCAACAAGTTTAAAGTAAAAAAGAAGATAAATAGTTCTTTTACTCCAACTTGAATAATCTTTTCACAAATCAATAATCCGCATACATTAAAATAAATCAAATGGCATCATTATCCTCTTCATCATCATCATCATCATCATCATTTTCCAGACATATTATTCAAGGCATTGAGACTGAAATGAATAGATATATTGAAAATACGTACGATAATTACAAATTGTATGCTGAAACATATGAACTATTAAAAGGTTTACCCATTGTCAAACGATTAGAACAAGAAAATGCAGTTTTGCGTGAGACTGTTGAAAAGTTGACAAAACATATTGATGTCATGTATAATCTGACTCATATGGTTCATATTACATCAGACAATGTAACTGTACGAAAGAAGAATAATGGGAATTCTGGGAATTCTGGGGGTGCTGTTGATGATTCTACTTACAAACCGAATACTAAAAAAGAGATTGATGTTGATGTTCTTGTACTCGCCGCAAAACAACAAAAACAAGTGGTGGACGACGTAGAAGTTGAAGTTGAACTTGATAAAGAAGAGGATAATTCCAAAGTTGACCAAGTTGAATCAGAGAAAGAGGAAGAAGACGTAGTTCAAGAACAGGAAGAAGATGTTTCAGAGGAAGACCAAGACGTTGCAGGAGAAGACGTTGCAGAAGAAGAAGACGTTGCAGAAGAAGACGTTGGATCAGAAGACGTCGGTTCAGAAGACGTTGGATCAGAAGACGTTACAGAAGAAGACGTTGGAGAAGATGAAGTAGAAGAAGTAGAGGAGCAAAAGATTCCAGAAGAAAGCGTTGAAGAAGCGGAAGCCGAAGCGGAAGCCGAAGCGGAAGCCGAAGCGGAAGAAGAAGCTGAAGAAGAAGCCGAAGAAGAAGCCGAAGAAGAAGCCGAAGAAGAAGCCGAAGAAGAAGCCGAAGAAGAAGAAGTATCGGTACTGGAAGTTGAAATCGGCGGGAAAACGTATTATACAACCGACGAATTAGACGGGCCTATTTATGCAATCACCTCAGATGGTGAAATGGGCGATGTCGTTGGAAACTTTTGTAATGGGCAATCGGTAATGAACAAGAAAAAAACAATTGTCACAAAGAAAAAGACGTAAAGGATGTATAAGAATTATAGAATATACAGCATATCTTTGATATTATGTGGGATAAAGTAATCAATTGCATGTGGCCAATCGTTTTGGTGTATGGAAGAATACAATATGAATTGAATAATTTCTGTAAAAAGTTTACATGGACCCCAACAAATATGTCAGGTTATGAAATTGTAAATAAAAATGGCAAAAGCGTACATTATCAATATATATGTAGAGAACAACACATCAAGTCTGATAGCGATTGTGATTGTGATTGCGATTGTGATTGTGACTGTGACTGTGACCGTGCCAGTACACGCGTTATTTTAGGAACAAGTGATGGTCAAAGTACGAAATTAGCTATTACAGATTGTATGATTATGTATCATCAGATTATGGCGGATCATACACAGAAAACGATTGTCAAATGTAGCGGTGAAATTCCATTCCCTTTAATAAAATTACCAAACAAAAAAGTACAAATATTAGATGTAGAACTTTATCCATGGCGTGGTGTGTATAGTTGTATTTTTTTGTCTGTACCCGTTGAATATATGGTAGTAGGTAATGAATTATTTACAGTACCATTTATTCGTAAAATGTTGCATTTAATAGGTCATGAATCAACTGCATTTCTTGATATTTTGAGTTATCGGATAGTTTATTTAGATGCTGAAATGAATAGTCATACTTTAGGACCAAATGAATATATTGAAGTTATGTGGAATAGATTCGCTCATCGTACAAATTATACAAATATAAAAGAAAAATCATAGTAAGATACATAAATAGGGGTCATTCACATATTCATCAAAAAGACGATGATGATGATGATGATGCCGGAAATTATTTCCACCCCTATTGACAATGATGAAATTCTTTTTGATAATACTACCAAAAAAAATGATGCTACCTCTACTACCGATAAAGAAAATATTACTTTACCAACCTCCAATGTCATCATTTCGTCACCAACGTCTTCAACATTTCCAACAACTCCTCCAATAAATCGTCATCCATTGGAGTGTTCTTGGGATATGTACTGTCATTTACCGCAAAATACCGATTGGGCATTATCCAGTTACAAAGTAATATTTTCTGGTATTCATAATGTAGAAGAATGCATGGCTTTAAATGATACAATTCCAAGTGCAATGTTGCGTACTACAATGTTATTTGTTATGAGAAGTGGAATAAAACCGACATGGGAAGATCCACAAAATAAATCAGGCGGTAGTTTTTCATTTAAAATCTTGAATAAAACGGTTGGTGATGTTTGGAAAATTCTTTTTTTATCATTATTAGGTGAAACATTGGTAAAAAATCATGAAATTTCAAAAAATGTGACTGGAATTACAATATCACCAAAAAAGAATTTCTGTATTGTCAAAATATGGATGACAGACTGTAGTCAACAAGATGTAGACATTATTTCTGATATTCCAGGAATAATTAAACAAAAATGTCTATTTCGTCAACATAATCACGAGTAACTGTATACAGGTACTCGTATGTTTGGCAATAGTTTAAAACGTCTTTTAACGACACCTGAAGGAAAGATATTCATTTCCATTGTTTTAGGTCTAGGTATTGCAACTTTATTCAGACGGACATGTCATGATAAAAATTGTATTGTATTTAAAGGTTCTGTTGTTAAAGAAGTGGAAGGTAAAACATTTCAATATGGTGATGAATGTTTCAAATATACTGCAATCCCATCAAAATGTAGTGATGAAAAGAAACAATTGACAATGATAACACCATCTTTAATGGCTGCACCTATACTTATGGATCCTGCCGCAATTCCTCCAGTTGCACCAAAATCGTCGTCTTCTTCATCGTCGTGGAATCCATTTGCGTAGACTAGCAACTCAATAAATTGGGAGTAGAATCATATGGACGAGACAACAAGTATTTTTGAATTGCCAAATAAATTGGGAGGAGCCATTGCAAATCCTCCAGTTCATGGTCTTTCAAATCATCCCAGTAATGGCAATGGAAAAGATCAACTTGTAAATACTGATATAATGAATGATATTATTAATTCTTTACAAACCGCCAAAAATACAATGCTCGGTCAATTTCCATCAAAAGATATGGGATTGAGTACAACTGAAATTCAAAATGATAATCATATAATTCCAAATTATATTCCACCACCACCACCATCGCCCAATAATACTGATTATGTACGTGAACATATTGAAAGTCGCCGTAAAAATGCAAATGATGGACGTCATGTCAAATTTTCTTTACCCTCATCATCATCCGATTCGTCACTTAACATGGAATACATAGTTTCATTATTATGTGGATTATTATATTTTATATTCAATATGCCAGTATTTCGTGCATTATTTTCAAGAATGTTTCCATCATTATTATTACCTGATGGTAATCTGGGTAATCTTGGAATGGCAATTAAAGCAAGTATTTTTGGTGGTATTGTTTTTGGATTATACAAGGTGATTTGACGTAACAAATGTATTGAATTGGATTGGATTGGATTTAATTTAATTGAATTTGAGTATTAAACTTCAATTAAATAACATGGATAAAGAGAATGGCGACACGCTTAACGAGCAATACGATGACCAATCAAACATTTTCCCAATAATGTTAATTGAGGTTCTGTAATAGGTGTGATATCCAAATCTTCAAATGCATTTTCATGTGGTTGTGTTGGTTTAAATGTCATTTTAATCGGATCATGATTTGATGTTTCTAAATTTGCAAATCCATCTTGTCGTGTTTTCATAATTGCATTATAGTCATCATTTCCATCTTCATTATATACACCACCACCACCACCACCACCACCACATTCAGCCCGATTACAATAGGACACATATGAGACACATCTAATATTTCTATAAATTCGTTCAATTGATGGTTCAATTCCATAATGGATTGTCCGGCTATCCCAAATAACCATACTGCCAGCAGGACATGTTACAAGTATTTCAGTACATCCTTGTGAAGATTTGTAAAACTCTAATTCATCGCTATTTAAGGCATAAAATTTCCTTGTTAGATTTGTGTCTGGAAATGCATCTAAAAATTCATTACGATATCTATGACTAGATTTGAGGACAGCCAATGTCGCATCGCCTTCATTTACATCAAATGCTGTTACCCAACTTTGATACCCCACAAGATTATTATTTAAATGTGATTGATCTGTATGCCATAATGATGATGATTCTTCACGCCAAAATCCACCTTTTACTTCTGGAGGTAATATTATACTTGCTGCATCAAAACTACACAACATGTCTTCAATGTGACAATTAAATAAATGGGCAAATACATTAATTACTTTTGGATTTTGACGTATATTCCATGCCATCTGACAATGTCCAGAATTCCAAAATCCAAAAATAATTTCACCAAAATTTAATTTATTTATTAATTTCCAACTTAATTTATCTGTTCTATTTATTGGCCGATTCCACAATTGTGTCAAATGTTCCAAATAATCCCACATACTACATTGAAATTCCGCAATTTCATCAGGGTCTAATAAACATGGTAGAATTGCAAATCCATACTCTTTCAATTTGTCGCCCAGATTTCCCAATGTTGCCGAGTATTGGTCCATTGGGATTACCATTTCATTCATTCCTATTGTATACTATTATACAACTTTATTTACACCCTTGAACATTTAAATCCGGACAACTTTATGTTGTTTCAAATTTAGTTTTTCAAGGTCGGGTCTTTTCATTCCCGTGTAAATTTTGATTATAGCCACTCTTGAAAATGGCTTGAAAAGTTCCTCTACATAAATAAGCAGGTCGTGCGATTGTTTTTACCGCATTTTCTGCTATTTTGTAGATGTTTTTTGCTCCATTACAATCTCTGTTCCAAAAGCCATTACAGGATTTACACCTTAAAAGGCCCCAGCACATTTGTTGATTGTTTCTGTATGGTTTTGGGTTTGGATTTTCCACCATTAAAAAATTCTTACATTCGCCTCCATTACATTGCGAACACTTACAACTGCTACGAAATTCATCTACTAAATAGGTATTATAACCACATTTCCGAAACAAACTACGCATTCCTTTTCCTTTGGTCGGTTCTTTGTATTTCATTTGTTGGCGTTGTTCCCAGTCCCCAAAGGCAATGATGACATTTTCCGGTGTTCCAAATTTCTTTTGAAAATTCAGTATCATTCGTTGTTCGCTTCGCTTGGTATTCAGGTATCCATTCAATTTAAGTTTTCTGAACAAATATTTCTCATAAAAATCAAACAATATATGATTGATTTCGTTCTTCTTTTTGATATATGATTTGAATTCGTCTATATTCAATGATTTTTTATTATAATTGGATAATTCTGTTTCATATTCTATCACAGTTCGGTCATTGATGATGGTGCGACGAAATTCCAAAATTAATTTAGAAAATTTCTTGCTTTTAGTTTCTTTGCGTCGTTGGTCTTGAGAATAACGAAATGTTCGTGGCGGGTTCGCTTACGAGTTCGGTTATGGTTACGCATAATTCTACCTAAATGTTGAGGTGAAACATCAAATTCTTTGTGTTTTTCTTTCAGTAACATTGACAATTCATTCATTGTATATTGTTCATTCTTATCCAATATATTCAATGCGGTTTTAACTTGGTATTTCTTGATTTTGTATGAAATTGCCGGTCTTTTTTTTCTTGTGAGGTTTTTATGGTTGTTTTTATATTTATGAACCCAGTCATTTAGTGTGCTTTTATTACAATCAAATACCTTACATACTTTTTTCATACTTTGATTATTTCTCAAATAGTATTGAACTACAGAAGTTTTGTAGTCCGGTGTTTTATGCGTCATATTCTACTATAATAAAATGAGAAAATCACTCATAAGTTGTCCGGATTTAAATGTTCAAGGGTGTATATCTTCTTATCTGGTGATTGACTGCATTGTACCTGAATAAATGAACTTAAAATGGAATTATGAATAAATGTTATTCATAATGAATTTAATGGACTTAACGAGTAATAATAATGATAATAATATATCAGTTTATTGGATTAATATGGAGAAATCTGAAAAACGCCGAATTAGAATGGAAAATAATACATTATCACATTCATTTTTTAAAAAATGTAATCATATAGAACGGATTATAGGAGTGGATGGTGAACAATGTGAAGAAGGAAAAATAATGGCATGTACTCGTTCACATATAAAGGCCATAGAAACACTTTCAAAATCAACAAATACTTTTGGATTTGGATTAATATTAGAAGACGACATGACAATGGATTATTTCCAATATTGGGAAAGTTTAACATCAAATGGTCATGATTATTTGTCTTCTATAATTGATAATGCACCTGATGATTGGGAAATATTACAACTTTGTTATATTTCACAATCCATTCCAACGATTCTTTATGAAAACAAGAAAACAAATATGGAGGGAGTGGCAGGACCGGGGAGTTCGGGAGGAGGACATGAACGTTATTCAACTGGAGCATATCTATTACGGCAAAGTACGGCAAACATATTGATGAATAGAATGAAAACATTGGAATTAACTTTACAAAAATATCCAGAAGCTGATCATTATATATATTCTCTTGGAAATACGTATTGTTACAGATTTCCTATTTTTACTTATAAATTTTGGCAAATGTCTACATTACATGAAAACCATGAAGTTTTTCATAATACATCACGTCAGAGAATAGAACAAATGTATACATTAAAACGTCGTATGGATGAAATGATATATTTTAAAATGTTTTTTGGTTCATTGGCGGCCTGCGGATTATTAGCAATGTATAATGTTGTCGTTCAAATAAATAAATAAATAAATAAACAAATACGAATTGAATTCAACAATTAATAGTAATAAACACTTTTTATTTTTCGTGTTGTTCTATATGTTCGTTTTCCTCGCGCTTGCCTTGCTTTTTGAGATTTCATTTTCAAGTGTCGTTGGTGTCGTCGTTTAGATTTGGGTTTGGGTTTTGGGAGTTTTCGTGGTTTTCGGGGCGCCTTTATTTGTGATTTTTCCTCTGGTATATATTTCATAAACCATTCTTGATATTCAAGTGTATTTCTATCTTTGCTTAATTTCTTGAATAATTCGGCCTTTTCTGCTCTGATATCTTCTATTGTCGCTTGTTTCCCGATACATGAAGATCCAAATCGTTCAAGTACTCCCTTTTGTTCTAAACGATTTTTTTGTTGAACATCAAATAAAAATTGACTCATACATAGAAGCCGATTTGTATCATAGTATTGTCGCCCTGTATATATAAATGCTAAATAATATCGTAATATTGTATCTATAGTTGCGATACGTATATTTACCCCTTCAATTATTACTTGATTATAATTGACACATTCAGTTGGACCGTAAATAAATGCAACAATTTCTTTACCAACACGAATTTCAACATGTTCTGGAAGAATTTCTCCAATTCCTTCGTGTTTTATAGAATGGCCATTATGAAATCCTGCTTGTTGTAATTGTTCTACTACAATCATTGCAGTTTTGTCAATATTTTCAGCCAATACATCAAAATCAGCAATTTTCTTGAATAATTTGGCCTCGGTTTTTGGCATATATGATGCATAAATATTCATTGCATATCCTCCAAAAAAAACGACATTTTGATTAATCAATGTCATTCTAACAATATCATGAATTTTTGACGCAACATTTGTTGAATAACCTTCAATTTGTCGTTGAAAAGTTTGATTTATGCATTTGACTTGATTTGACGTAGTTTCTTGCTGTAATGGATAATATTTATTCAATAATGTAAGTCGTGTCAATACTTTTTCCCATCGTGATATATCACCATTTGGACGACAAAGTTCCAAATACATTCCCATACGTAACCAATTAGGTGATGCATAAAAAATCCCAGCAATTTTCAGACTTTGTTTTAATAATTGTTGAAATATAATTGAATCCAAATATGTAATATCTGCAATTGGAATGAAATTTACAAATACTTTATATGTTCCATGATGTACACCTGTTTTAGCTTCTACATCACGATAACCTTTTTGATAAAACACGTCTGCTAATTCTTTGGCATCATCCATTGCATTTGATGAATAAAAATCATAATCTGGAATATCAATACTACGATTATAAAATTGAACTTCTCTTGGGAGAATGTTATTAATTGCTGTTCCACCATAACAGATTGTTTGTTTTTTAGCTAAAAATGATTCTACAATCTCTATCATTGCTTCAATTTCTGGGCCATTCGTATTTCTTTGACTATTTTGTTGTTCTTCTGTTGAATGATCAATTGCTGCGCGTAAAATAGCCATTTCACATTCTTGGAATGATAATTTGGCTGAACAAACACTACCACGGGATGAACTAGATTTTGATAATGATGATGTTTTTGGTGGTTTTGGTGGCTTTGGTGGCATTTTCGTGATTTTTGTATTTTTATTATATACACCTTTTTATGTACTCTACTCTACTTTATATTGTTATTATTATTATTATTATTATTATTTATTTTTTGTTATAAAAGTTTCCAAAAATGAAATTATTTCAGTAATCATGGAACGCATCATATCAGTAGGATTGAATTCCGATAATGATGATGATGAAGATTTCGCCAAAAACCGTATATAAAGTATCCAACCAAGTATGCCAAGACCAAATGCAACACCTACACCTAAAAGTACATAGAGTATAAACCATCCAATAGTAATGACACCATGTACAAGTCCAGATAAACTTGCATTTGGTACTAATAGTCTAGCTGCTGCCAATGCAGTTGTCATACGAACATATCCTGTATTATTTGGGAATAATGCTTCATATTGTATTAAAGTTGCGTCATTGGCTGATGCATTTACTGTCATAAATTGAACTCCAAAATTTTGAAGGACAGATGGCCAATAGGGTGTAATATTATTAAAAATAGTATATCCTGAATCAGGTGTATTTGGAATACTCATATACAATTTACTACTTGAAATTGTAATGTAATCTGAATTTACCACGGGTGGATGAGATGGTGTTATAGTTTGAACAATTGATGAAGGGTCAGTAGCTGGAGTTGGATTTGTATTTAATAATGTATCATATCCATATAATATCACATCACCTGCAAAATTGAATCCTGTAGATAAACCGTGCATTTTACTCAAAGTACTACTTGTATAAGTAGAATCAAGTGTTGTATGGTCAATAATTAAATAACATTGTTTAGTAACAGATAATTTCATTAATGATTTTGATTTAATATCAGTATTTGCTAAAGTTGAAATAAATGTTGTTAATTTGAACGAGTTTTTTGGAGTGGGGGTATTCATAGCACTCTCAATTGCAGTATACACCTGATCCGTAGTAATTCCATTCTTTGGATGAGTAATTCGTAAATTAATAAATAATGGTTCATTCCAATTTACTGCACTATTTGATGTATTGGTTAAACCAATTTTTATTATTGAATCTATGACATCCGTAAATAAAATAGTATTTACTGAACTTTGATTTGATGTATCACCTGGTTTATTGTTTGCAGTAACATAAACAATAATATTTGATTTGACTTTATTACAAATAAGTTCTAAATCTATCATTCTATAGCCACGAATTAATACATTCTCCAATGTTGATGTTGAAACTTGCCATCCAGTAGTATATGAATATGATAAACATGAATTAAACGACGATTTGATGACATAATTACTTAGATGACTACGTAGGTCAGGCGTCGCCACTGCCGCTGCCGCCGCATCTGGTGATGATGATGATGATGACGATGACGAAAATAGACTTGTCATATTTTCTTTTACATGTAATGGTTCTTGTTGTCGTAGAGCATCCCGTTTCTGGACAAGTCTATTAAGAACATAACTCAATATACCAAAAATGATAATAATAAAGATTGATTTTAATATTTTCATATATCAAACCAATTTGTAAATTAAATTATAATTGACTATACATTATACGACAAAGAAATTAATTGTCGTATCATATAATTTCAAGAAAAGTAAAAAAAAGAGAACCTGTTTATTGTTTCGTGTGAATACAATTTAAAAGAATCCTTTTACATTGTAAGTAAAGTATAATATGGCCGGTGGTTTATTAAACCTCGTCGCACAAGGAAATGGAAATTGTTTTTTAATGGGAAATCCGACAAAAACTTTTTTCAAAGTAACATATGCAAAACATACCAATTTTGGACTTCAAAAATTTCGTATTGATTATGATGGTCTTCGTGATTTGCGTCTTAATGAATCATCAACATTCCGATTCAAAGTTCCACGAAATGCTGATTTATTAATGGATACATATCTTGTTATGTCACTTCCAGATATTTGGTCACCAATATATCCACCAACATCAGATACAGGATTTAAATGGGCGCCTTATGAATTTCAATGGATTAAAGATTTGGGTACAAATTTAATTAGTGAAATTGAAATTACATGTGGAAATTTCACGCTAGCTAAACATTCTGGTGAATACATACGTAATATGGTAGAAAGAGATTTTACTCGTGATAAAAAAGATTTATTTTATAGAATGTCAGGAAATACACCTGAACTTAATAATCCAGCAGCAGTTCCAACTAGATCAAATGCATATCCATCAACATACTTTTCCAAATCATCAGCATCAGTCGGTGCTGAACCGTCTATTCGTGGAAGAAATATATATATCCCAATAAATACATGGTTCACATTAAATAGTAAAATGGCACTTCCATTGGTTGCTTTACAATACAATGAAATTTATATTTCAGTTACATTACGACCAATAAGTCAATTATTCCGAATTCGTGATGTATTTGACCCTACTAATCAGTATCCATATGTTGCTCCTGATTTTAATCTTTCCCAATTTCAATTTACAAGATTTTTAGAAACACCACCTAGTGAACAAATTTTATTAACAGATTATACTCAACCTCTTGGTGCTTGGAATGCAGATATTCACCTATTAGCAACATATTGTTTTCTTTCTGATGATGAAGCACGTGTTTTTGCTTCTCAACCTCAAACATATTTAGTAAAAGATGTAACTGAATATAATTATCAAAATGTTGTAGAATCTAAAAGAGTTGGTTTGGGAAGTAATGGAATGGTTAGTAATTGGATGATTTATTTTCAACGAAATGATGTCAATCTTAGAAATGAATGGTCTAATTATTCAAATTGGCCTTATTCAAATATACCCTATGATGTTTTATTTGCACCACCTACTAGTGATACTGTATTTTCTTTTATTTATACGGATTTTAAAAGCGGAAATGCATTATCTACTGGACCCATGTATGACCCAAGTGGTAATTCTACCAATATTTTTATTAGTGGTGATTTTAATATTGCTAATTCAAAAGATATTTTACTTACTATGGGAATTGTTTTAGATGGTGAATATCGTGAAAATACAATGGAACGTGGTGTTTATGATTATATTGAAAAGTATACTAGAACATCAGGAAATGCACCAGATGGATTATATTGTTATAATTTTGGTTTAAATACAGGACAATCAGATAATCAACCATCTGGTGCATTGAATATGAGCAAATTCCGTACAATAGAATTAGAAGTTACTACCATTGTACCACAATTAGATGTCACAGCATCACAATTTAATTTGGCATGTGATTCAGTTGGTAACTTTATTGGTGTTAATAAACAAAATTGGAGATTATATGAATATACTTATAATATGAAAGTATTTGAAGAACGTTACAATGTTTTATATTTCCAAAACGGTAATGCTGGAATGTTATATTCAAGATGAATAAATGGTGGGGTGGGGCCTTGTGTCATTTTTATTTTTTTGAATAAATAAAATAAAAAGAAGATGTAATACAAACAAACATTCTCAATCTCATTCTATAATATAATAAATAAATCTATTCAGAATGTCCTCATCCGAATGTACGTGGAGAGATTGTACTGAAAAAAAACAACGACGAAATCCTGCTACATCGTTTTATCTTAATTATAAAAATGTTGAACTATTTGATACCATTTACAATGATAAATATGGTCAAAGGGTATCCGCAACATCTCCTCCAATTATTTCTTTGCCTCGTGAAAATTTTGGAACTATTTCACAATCAACTGCTCAAATGAAAACTTCTACAACTTTATTTTCAAAATGGGGTTCAGTCGTTTTCACTTCCGTAATTGATACCGTTTTTTTTTTGAATCCAGCAGCATTGACTGATAATGCCACGGTTGAGAATTGGGTCAATTTCTATTCACAATATTCGGTTCCAAATTTAATGTTGGATTGGATGTCTGGTATTGTACATCACGATATCAACAAGGTTGAAAATAAAATTCAAAATGCCAAAGATTATGTTAATATTCAAGAAAATGGATATTTGAACCCAACGTCATCTAAACCCAAAGATGCATCTGCTGGTACATTTGTGAATGCATCTGGGACTTCTTTATTATTCAATCCATCTGGTACAACATCCTTACTCAGTGCATCTAGTGGTATTATGGATTTGAATGCTCCTCCAACAAGTGCACAAATTGCACAATCAACATCATTACAATCACGTGCAAATTCAAACTCGGCAAAAATTTCTGGTAGCATTTCCACCGCACCCCCGACAACAATTCAACCGCAATGTATTCCACCATTGAGTACCGATATATTAGATGACAGTAACTTGGTCAAAAAATATTTATTAAGAACACTTGTTCTTGGATTTTCATCACTTGCTGTTTATAATTGGGCATGGCTTTTATTTAGAGTTGGTGAACAAGAACATAATCAACTATTCGCTTCGTACAAGGGAGGTGGTGGGCCGACTGCGCAACAGCTCTCCGACAAAATTGTAGTTCAAGGTGTGATCCAAAATAGGGATGTGGCTGGAGACTTTATCACCAAGGGCGTAACAAAAGAGGGTTCCAGTGGTTCAAGTATTCCGGGTTCAGGTATACCAGATCATAGTGTTCCTATACCCGAACTTGATGGAATAGTATCCCAATTATTGCATATTGTAGAGGTTTCACAAATACTTCGTTTTGTTATGGGATTTGCGGATGCAGTCGGAGTAGTTCGTGAAGCATTAAGTGAACAGACTAAACATTTGGACAAAAAAATTTGGTTTGTTTTATTATTTTGTATAGTTGTATTTGTAAACATTCTAGTTATAGAGAATTATTCAGGACTCATTGGGGCTGTTTTAAATGGACAATTGAATACAATTGGTGCAGTATTATTATTATGTTTTATAGGTATGTACATGCGTTCATTTTTTCCAATAAAAAGTCCCGATGATAGCCCTGGAACTGGATGGGGGGATAAATATCAGACACTTGGTGACATTAGTAAAATCTTGGCAGTAGTTGTCATGCTTTTATTAAATTTGTGGATCATCTTGATAATGTTTACTAGTGTATTTGGTACAGAATTTTTAATATATATTTGTTTAATAACATTGAATTTCTTTGGTAGTATGATTGTTCCACCTGGTGGTACCGATAATATAGAAATTTCTGGGTTTGTAGAAGAAATGTCATTTATTGAATGGTTAAATTATATAAATGAAAGTGGTCAATATCATGTTACACGAATGGAAAATGCAGTAAAAGAGGCAGCTGATGAACAATATGGTGTAATGTATTATATCATTCGCGCAATTCATATCATCTATGATAATTTAATATTTACGACTTTAGTTGCATGGCTATCTATATTATTCATTGTATTTGACCGATATTTGAAAAACGTTTTATTACGCGATAATATGTACATGATTGTTAGTATTCTTGTATTTATAACGGTATTGGGAAGAATTAAACCAATAATTGCAAAAATGTGTATTGGTTTACTTGCTGCATATGTTTTATTTATTATTTCTTATCAATTCTGGACATGGTTTATCTCCATCCTAAAATAAATTGCTTTATATGCTTTCATAGAAATTTTATAGATGGACTGGACAATTAGTACTGCGGAAAAAAGCATAGAAATTAAAGATTTTATTATTCTATTAGAATAAATAATAGAATAATACTATCAATGCCACCTTGTCATTTAAAGAAAAAAGCGGCAACAGGTTCATCATTACCTTTTGTTTCAATTTGTACCCCAACATTTGGTCGGCGACCTTTTTGGGAACATACATTGCAAATGTTTCGGAATCAAACTTATCCAAAAGAATTGATGGAATGGATTATAGTAGATGATTGTCCTGGTGATAAAATCAAAGATATAATTGAAAAATCCGGGATTTCACAAATTAAATATTATGAACTTCCAGAAAAAATGCATTTGGGAGCAAAACGGAATTTAATGCATCAATATTGTAGTCCAGATAGTGAAATAATAATTTATATGGATGATGATGATTATTATCCACCTGAACGTGTCTCGCATGCGGTTGAACAATTATTAGCCCATCCTGATGTCTTGGCCGCTGGTTCATCTGAAATTCATATTGTTTATAAAGGATTACCAAACCATCCACCTGTTGCAATTTATCAAGCTGGACCCTATGGACCAAATCATGCTACAGCTGGAACATTTGCATTTCGTAAAAAACTCCTTTTACAACATAGATATAATGATAATGCTGCTCTAGCTGAAGAAAAAGAATTCTTGAATGATTATACGGTTCCTTTTGTACAATTAGACCCTTTAAAAACTATTTTAGTATTTTCACATGATCACAATACTTTTGATAAACGAAAAATGTTGGATAATATTCATCCATCTTATTTTAAACAATGTACACGAACCGTTACAGATTTTATCCGTAAACCAAGTGAATCACATATTAAAAAATTCTTTTTAGAAGAAATTGATGCTAAATTAGCAAAATATTTACCTGGTAGACCAGAAAATAAACCTGATGTTCAAATTCAAATGAAAGTAATTGAAGCAGAACGGGCTGAAATGGTACGTAATATGGCAGCACAACAACAAGTTCCTCAAATTATTATGCAAAAAGAAGGATGTGAACCACAAGTATTAAGTTTAGAACAATGTGCAAGTTTATTACAAAATCAAAGCAAATTAATTGATGAATTGGTCCGAAGAATTAAAACCGCGAATGAAAGAATTGCTCAACTTGAATCTGAATCAGGACAAAACACCTCTACATATTCATCTTTGCCTTATTTGTCTACTTTCCCTTTACCTTCTTCCCCTTCCCCTCCAATGATAGATGCACATGCACCTCTTATTTCTCGTCCTCCTCCTCTTTCTCAACTTTCAATTTCACCTGGTTTGGTAATAAATCAAAATATTCAAATTTAATCATGGTCTTTAGTTCCATTGCAGAAAGCGATTTCTTCCCCCCCATCATTCTTTTTAACATCGGTGTGTCCCATGCAAGTCACCATGAATGCCGACCCAATAAATGAAGTTAGTACATACATTCCATTGAGTGCGAGTGAAGCATCATGGTTAGCAAATCCTACAATAAATAAAATTATTGAAACTAATAACAATGTGAATAAAACCATCAAATATATTGGGATCGCGTAGGTTGTTGATATCACGCTAGTCTTTATTAGGTACCACGATTTAACCCACCATACATGCATAGATTTTGGAGATTCAGCATGATTATGTTGGGTCATTAGAATAGAATTGAAAATCCAAAATCCAGCTGTCCATATGAGTAAGAAAAGCAATGTGATGCAAATGTTTCGGATATCTTGAGGTGAAAACTGATACTGGGCATTAGGATTGACTGCCCCAATCACATCATCACCTGCTTTACAATCAATATAAATTTCATTTGTATCTGTGACATCTGGTCCACTCACATTATTTGTTGTATAATAAGCGGTAGGCTGGTTTGTGGACTTCAGCCATTGGGTTGATGCAGTTGCTGTTGTAGAATGTACGCTTATTGGATTATTAGAAAATACAATAACATTTGCATTTGGACATGTTGTAGTACACTTTAATGGTAATCTAGGTATTGTTAAATTTGCAGCCATCGTATAATACGTAAGATATGAAAACACCGGTGGGGTGCCATTATTAGTAAATGCTGCATTCAAAATTAAATTAAATCCAGGAAGGTTTTTTTGTTCGGTCAATAAACTATCAATTGGAGTTGCTGTATTTGCACCCGAAACTATAGGAATGACTACATAAGTTATTAAGTTTGAGTCAGTAAGAGCTTTACATTCTAAAACAAACTCTCCAATTGATGTACCCAATGCCGAGGATATTATATGAGTTGGATTATACAATCTTATACTAGTTATCGTATATGGCACTTGAGTACCATTGTTGGTAATATCATGACTGAGATGATGAGTATTATTTATAGTACTCACACTATCCAATCCAAATACATTTACGCTATTGCTTGTATGATTCGCGCTTATATCAGCACCGCTGGTCAGACCTGGGACACTAACCGATGACCATTGATGTACAATGTCAAGTGGAGTTCCATAAAAATTCCAAGAAATAGTTGGAGTCCCATTAACATCGGGAGTGGTTGGTGACGATAATGTAATAGAAGCCATAATATATACCCGTATATTGAATTATACTTGTAATTGACTTCCTTATGATTATATTTTACATGATGAAAATGATAAAATATAATATAAATAAAATATAATATAATAAATAGAAATAAATAGAATTGAATGATGGAATGATGGAATGATGGAATGATGGAATGATGGAATAATTGAATGATGGAATAATTGAATGATTATTTCATTAACTGTTCATACAATACCCTCTATTGGAAATGGCCCGGGTAGTAAAAGACCATAATGTTTCATATAAAAATATGAAAAGAAATCCAAATCTCTTTCACGGTTGTCATTTTTTATTCTATAGTAAATGGCATCATTCAGAAATTTTGCTTCAGGAGTATCGTCGCTACTACAACAGAATCCACAATTCCGCTCATAAATAAATGTATGTTCAACTGAAACATTATTGAATTCAAGTATATATGTAATCAATACATCATCATATTCAATATGATTCATAACAGAGTTTATAATGTGCCTAGATGCATCCCGAGACATTGTGATAGAAATACCACCAAGGAATCCGGAAGAAAGATAACGATGGCCACATGCAAAGTTATGGTTTGGAATAGTTTTCAAGAATTCCAATGCTTTTGGTATATTCCAAAATGTAGATAAATTAGTCCGAATAACAAATGGATAGTCATAATGTTCATCAATATATTGTAAAGCTAGTTTTGACTTTTCATAGATTAATTCAAATTTTTCAATTCCATTACAGTAAAGAGTATCACCTAATTCCATTGTTGTCTGTGATTTTTCATATTGGACTCTATACTTTTCCATCATTTGATCATTTGGAAGCCATTCAATGAACAAAAGTTTTACATTTGGAAAAAGCTGAAAATAACTTCGTGTATAAGCCTTCATTTTGGCATATGCAGCCAAATTTGATGAAGAAATTACAAGGAATATACAATCATAGTGCTGCATTTACTAAATATTTATATTAAATATGTGATGATTTTGACACACGACGATAACAAATCACTAATAATTCAAATGATTAATGTATCTATCTTATTGGTATGCACAATGCACATATATTTCTATTTCTATTTCTATTTCTATTTCTATTTCTATTTTTATTTCTATTTTTATTTCTATCGCTATATATTTCAATAAAGTCTAATTGAAATGTATAAATGGTATCATGTTACAGGAAAACAAGGGGTAAACATGGCCTTTGTTCAGAAAACCATACACGACGTCGTCGTCGTCAACGGTTGCGGCAGCCGCGGCAACGACGTAGTAGTACCAAGTTTCATAGAGGAGGAGGCGCTAATAAATCTTCACAATATCAAATGGTTTGGAGAGCTATTCCTATAAATACACCATCATCATCAAATATTAAAATGACAACCCCTATCCCTTTTCTAGAACGTATACCCGTAAATAGGACAGATCCTTTTGATTTATTGGGAAGTATGATATTACCAAATGTTGAAGAAATTGATCATGTATTTGATATCAAATCTGCATCACATGTTGTTTATCCATATTATGAACCATGTAAAAATTACACTTTTCCTTTACAAAAAGTACCGATTGTAAATGCGGAATTGGTTAGTCAAGCCATTTGACTCTTAATTCTAAATGAAAAAAAACGGTATTGGTACTACAATTCAATTCAAGTAGATGATGGAAGAGAACTTAGACATAACCGAATTTCACCAAGACTACTTGCTGCATATTGTACAATCAATGGAAGATTATTTGCCAAATATAATTCCAAATGTGAACATAATGGAGTACATTTAATAAAATGAGATAGACTTTTCAATGAAAATTCACCTTGAATTACAACATGTGGGTCACTAGGTTTAGTCGTAAATTCCATATTTCCATCTGACTCTGAGCGATAAATTTTACATTGGGCAAATGGACCTTCACAATAAAAAATTAAATCATTTCCAACGGATTTAATCTCTATTCGGTCTGAAATACCATTCATATCACGAATGATTTTTTGAAAATCAGCAGTTGGCATATTTATAACAGATGAATAAGTGACATTTGGAACTTCTAAATCTTCCATATCGGGTTCTATTAATCTAAGTTTTTGTGTTGAACATTGCCGAATATCTCCATTATCATATTGAAATCCTAAATGTGATACAATACCATCTTCATAATCTTTATTTTCAATATAAATTGTCAATGTATCATCATTAGACATTGCTGATATTACTTTGAATAAATGAACTGTATTTGCACATACAATAATTTTATCAGGTTTACACATGAAATGTTCAAATTTATCTGCATGTAGGACAACATTTACTAATATTGTTTGTGATTTGTCAAAATTAATAATTCTCATTCCATCCTTTGTAAATGTCAATGTTGCATCAATTAACACATCTTTTAATGATAATATGATATTTCGTATCGGTTGGATTTGTACAGATCGGATGATTAATTGGCAATTATCCGCGTTCATTTCGTTGATTGGTTATGAATACAGAAATAGGGTATGCACGTTTTATACCGTTCCATTTGTATTCAATATGATTTCCAAATATTTCAAATATTTCAAAAATTGCAAAAATTTCCAACATCTTGAGAATTTAACATTGTGAACGTATATTTGTAACTCCATCCCAACTAATTGAATTAGAATTCGCCCAGTTCTGTTTTAGACATAATCCTTTTGTTCCAGTCCATACTGGGTCTGTAAAATCTACCGTGTGTGCCATAGAATTATAATTCAAGTTGACAGCTACTCCAGCAGGTGCAGGATTAGTATATGTTGAAATTTTGCTTCCCGACCCCTGCACGCTACTCGGCATTTGACATCCATATGCAAATGGTGTAATGATACCAGATAAACCACCCGATGAATCTGGTTTCTGAACTATTCCCCAATTATCAGGGCATGTTGCAGAATTGCTTGCTATATTTCCATTAACAGATGACTGAAGAGTAAGTCCAACGCATATTAGTAAAACGATTAAAAGTATAGCGGCACCTGCGCCAATTACAACGTAGAACATGTCCATTTTATCTGTAAATATAAAGTATATACATATAAAGTATACTGTCAACTCTCTACTAATGTCTAATTTTCCCTATGCTAATTTTAATAACGTGGATAAAATAAATATGGCACCTGTACAATCTAATGGTCGGATTTCATTAATGGAACAACCACCAAAAGAAATACAATTTGCAATGTTTGAAAGAGTTGCTAAACAAAATCGCGCTATAGATTATCGCGCACCTGCAAATAATAATGGATTAGAAGATAATCTTTTATCATATGCTTTTTTTTCAGGAGGTAACATTCAAATATTGCAAAATGGTTTACGTGCTGGAGTTTATAACCTTTCCGAACAAAATTTCTCTATTCCTCCTCAAAATTCGGATCAATTAGTTATTATTATGCGTACTATGTATTATCAATATGCAAAATTTAATCAGGACCCAATTAGTCAACAAGTTGCAGCTCTAAATAATAGAGTATTGGAATATGTTGTACCATTTCTATATAATGAAGCTGTTGCATATTATAAATATATTCGTGATCAAAGTACTCTTGTCATTCCTCTAGAACGAGCAGCAGGAGTAGACAGAGATTTTAAAGAACTTGATATGCGAAGTGAAATAGGATTTTCAAAAGATTTATAGATATTTATAGAATATTTGTGATATTTGTGATATTTGAAAAAAATTATAGACAAAAGAAAAAAACTCAAAAACTCAAAAACTCAAAATCTCAAAAATATATGAATATACTTTATAGAAAATGGCTCCGCGTTGTCCAAACGGAACACGACGAAATAAAAAAACTGGATTATGTGAAAAAACGCCTGGTAGTAAAGCCCGATCATCACCTCCACCTCCCGCAGCTCCTCCCCCCCCTCCTCCCGCCGCCGCTGCCGCCGATTCTCCTCCAGCCGCCGCAGCAGCCGATTCTCCTCCACATAAAGGCCGTTGTCCAACTGGAACTTTTAGGAATAAAAAAACTGGACGATGTGAACCCAAAGTCAAAAAGGGACCTCACGCTGAACCTCCTCTAAGTGACGCAGAACTTATCCGTCGTATTAGAGCGGGAACTGCAAATAAATCCAAGTTGAATGGTATTTCATTTTTACATGAGGATTTTGACGAAGTCAATTTATCCAGAGCAAAAATGACTCAATCAAATATGCGTGATGTTGGATTTCAATCTTCCCAATTAGATTCAGTACTTTTTGATAACAGCAAGTTTTCTGATGTAGAACTGGCAAATACTAATATTGCTAATACAAAATTTCACAATTGTGAACTAAAAGATGTAATGCTAGTAAAATGTCAATTGAAAGGTTCATCATTTAAAAATTCTAATCTTGTAGACTGTGAATTTGACAATATTATAAATCTCAGTCATAGTACATTTAAAGGTGCAACTTTTAAAAATGTAGTGTTTCGCGATACAATTCCTTCATTGGATGCTCAACAACGTGCGAATGCATCGTTCATTTATAAAAATGCACCAAGAGGACGACAAGCACCCCCTCCACCATCTCAAGGACCGCGCCAAGCATCGCCAGTTAATGGGAACCCAGGTGATGTTGTTTGGACAGAGACAAAAGCACGAGGCCCAATTGGATGCCCGTCTCGTGGATTGAAACCTGCTAGAGATTGTGCGAAATATAAGAAACAGAGTTTAGTTTTTCATCCTGATAAAAATACTTCATGTCCTGAAGATTCGTCGGCCAAATTAAAGCTTTTAAATCAATGGTGTAGATAGATAGCACTAGATAGGTGGAATTTATTATTGTTGTCTATTAAATATATAAACCAGCAAACAAAGTAACAAATGCTATCAAATAATAATTGTAGAATTCAAACGTTTACTGGTACTGATACTTTAAGAATGATGAATTGTACTAGTGCATCCTATGCACTTTTAAAAACTAGTGGAAATGACCCAAGAATTTCACAAAAAATGCTCTATGCAATGCAAGTCCGAACTTTAGGATATGTTCCAGCGCGTCCAATACCAATACCACTATCATCAACATCATCAATATCATCAACGACAAATTTGGTTGCCCAATTACCATTACCATCATGAAAAAAAATATATCCGCAAAATGTATCATGAAACGCTTCACTCGTTCAGCACACGACCGTAAATTTCATATTCACGGCAAGACTTTTCAGAATTTAACAGGTTCACGAAAACAGGTGTATCATCATGGTACTGCGTATAAAACGACTGGTGGATTGACCAAGGATTTACTTTTCTTTAATAATAAAACTAATAGAATTGTATCCAAGAAGAAGCATTTTTCTGCAAAAAAGGAAAAACGATTACTTCGTCATGGATACGGAACCCAAAAAGGTAAATTTGGTGCAGTACGAATCGGTAAAATCGGTAAACGCAAAATGCGCGGTGGAAGTGGATATTTTGCCGATGATTTATTCAAATCACAAGCGGCTAGTGTAGCTAGTGTAGATAAAATCTAAATTACTAAATAAATAATGGATAATGAATAATGGATAATGGATAATGGATAATGGATAATGGATAGATACAGAGATGGAAATGAAAAAATTGAATTAAATAATAAATAAGATAAAGTTTATTTATTATTTATTGTATCCAAATCAAATCACAAATCAAATCACAAATCAAATCACAAATCAAATCACAAATCAAATCACAAATCAAATCACAAATCAAATCACAAATCAAATCGCAAATCAAATCACAAATCAAATCAAAGTATGGCATCGTTAAACTCCAAATCAAAATCCGAAATATCAACAAAATATCAAAAACTGACCGATATTGAACATGTATTACGCGCCCCCCATATGTATTGTGGTGGGATTGAAGCCACATCAATGACTACATGGGTATGGGATGATGTAACATCTACAATTGTTCAAAAAGAAATTGTTGGAAATTTAGGGTTATCAAAGATATTTGACGAGATTGTTACAAATGCAGTAGACCATGTAGTACGTTGCGCAGAAGCAGTCGTCACTGCATCAAAAACTGGTGGTACAGTAGCAACATCTGAAATTCCAGTAACTCAAATTACAGTTTCATTTTCACCACCACCAGAATCAAAAATCACTGTTTGGAATAATGGTACTGGAATACCAATTGTAAAACATCCAGAACATGATATTTGGATTCCAGAAATGATTTTTGGACATTTAAGAACTGGAACTAATTATGACAAGGAAAAAAACCCTTCCACAGTTGCTGGTGTTAATGGACTTGGTGCGAAATTAACACTTGTATTTAGTACTTATGCCAAGATTGAAACGATTGATCATGTTCGTGGTCTTAAATATACTCAAATATTCAGAAACAATTTATCTATTATTGAACCACCAAAAATTACAAAATGTGCAACGACGAAACCATATACATCTATAGAATTCATTCCTGATTATGTCCGATTTGGATTTGGAACCGTCACTGACCGTATCGGATTGACACCTGACATGTCGGCTGTATTCCGCCGCCGTGTCTATGATATATGTGCGCTCACTCCGAAAACTGTCAAAGTATCCATGGATAATGTTCAATTATCAATAAAAGCATTCAAACAATATTTGGATTTATATTTGGATAAATCTGAGCGTCGGGTACATGAAGAATCGGGTGAACGATGGGAATATGCAGTTGCTTTATCCAAAGATAATGAATTTTCTCATGTTTCATTTGTAAATGGGATTTTTGTGCAACGAGGTGGAAGACATGTTGATTATATTATTGGTCAAATCACACGCAAAATAATAGCTTTTATTGAAAAAAAGAAAAAAATCACCGTTACTACAAATGCAATCAAGGAACAATTAGTACTCTTTCTACGTTGTGATATTGAAAATTCTACATTTGATAGCCAAAGTAAAGATTTAATGACTCTTCAAAGTTCCAAGTTTGGTAGTACATGCACAGTTACTGATGCTTTTTGTGAAAAAGTTGCTAAAATGGGTGTTATGGAACGTGCATGTGCATTGACTCAACTTCGTGAAAATCGTGTTGCTGCAAAAAAAACAGATGGAGTGAAATCTAAAACTGTTCGTGGTATTGCAAATTTTATTGATGCAAATAATGCTGGTGGGGATAAATCAATAGAATGTATATTAATTTTATGTGAAGGATTATCGGCCCAATCTGGTATTATTTCAGGTCTTTCTAGTGATGACAGGAATACAATAGGAGTTTATCCATTAAAAGGAAAATTACTCAATGTTCGTGGTGAAACTCCAAAAAGAATATCTGAAAATAAAGAGATTACAGATTTGAAACGAATTTTAGGATTAGAAAATGGTAAACAATATACACAATTGGATATATCAAAAAAACTCCGATATGGAAAGGTTATGTTATTATGTGATCAAGATTTAGATGGTTCACATATAAAGGCATTATGTGTGAATCTCTTTCATTCTGAATGGAATTCATTGGTAAAAACAAATGGGTTCATTTCTTATATGAACACTCCAATATTAAGAGCAACTTACGGGAAACAGATAATCCCATTCTATTCTCAAAAACAGTATGAAGATTGGAAAGGTGTCACCGTTCATTCTGATAAATATACGATAAAATATTTCAAAGGATTAGGGACAAGTACCGCAACTGAATTTAAAGAATACTTTGCGAATAAAAAAATGGTTAATTTTCAATACACTACAACAACAGATGATAGAATTGATGGCATTTTTAACAAAAAACGGGCAGATGAAAGAAAGACTTGGTTAGAATCTTATGATAAAAATGGACAATTAAATACTGATTCTACAATGGTAACATATGACGAATTTATTGACAAAGAATTGGTACATTTCTCCGTTTATGATTGTGAACGAAGTATTCCAAATTTAATGGATGGTTTAAAGATTTCATTGCGAAAGATTCTATTCTCGGCATTTAAACGAAAATTAACAAAAGAAGTCAAAGTCGCTGTGTTTTCAGGTTATGTTAGTGAACATAGCGGGTATAGGCATGGCGAAGCATCTCTGAATGGTGCTATTGTGAATATGGCACAAAATTATGTGGGGAGTAACAATATCAACCTTTTAGTACCAAAAGGACAATTTGGTTCTCGTTTAAATAATGGTTCAGATTCAGCCTCTGAAAGATATATATACACTCATTTATCTCCAATAACCAGATTTATATTTCCAGAGATGGATGATGCAGTTTTGAATTATTTAGATGATGATGGTTCGTCAGTAGAACCTGATTATTATTTGCCAATTATTCCATTCGTCTTGGTAAATTCAATTGCTGGGATAGGAACTGGATTTAGTACAAATATTCCATCATACAATCCAATTGATTTAGTCAAATATCTTCGTGGAAAATTACTTGGGGAGGACGGGGTTGCGAGCAATGCATTTATTCCATATTACGAGGGATTTTTAGGTTCAGTGACACCCATAGGCGACCAAAAATTTCTTATCAAAGGTAAATATCGCATTACAGGTCCAGATAAACTTTGTATCACTGAACTAGTCATTGGGACAGGTATAATGTCATATATTAGCTTTTTAGACGAATTGGTTGACCCATCATCATCATCAGTTGACAAAAATGGCAAGAAAACGGCACCACCATCATTCATTAAAGATTTTACAAATATATCAACTGAATCAATTGTTTCTATTGAAGTGGTTTTCCTAAAAGGAAAATTGGCTGAATTGGAAGCATTGGTAACTAGTGATAATATCAATGGAATTGAAAAGTTATTGAAACTTACTACGACTATAAGCACGACAAATATGCATGCATTTACATCTGAACTCAAACTCAAAAAGTATTCATCTGTGACTGATATTATTGATGATTATTTCATTGTCAGATTAGCTGGATACGAAAAACGCAAAATTATTATTCTCAATGATATGGAAGCAAAATTGGTAAGAATGACAAACAAGGCAAGATATATTCAATGCATTTTAAATGATGAAATTGATTTGCGAAGAAAAACGGGGCAAGAAATCATTCAATTGCTTACAAAAATGGCATTTATTCCATTATCTAGTGGTACTACTATTGAAGAATCAATTGAAACGTCAAATTTCAAATATTTAACAAAAATGCCAATGGATAATGTGACTACCGAAAATATAGAAAACATTTTGAATGAAAAAAATCAAATGGAATTGGATTACAAAACACTTCAATCTAAAAGTGAAAAATCCATGTGGTTGGATGAATTGGATACATTTGAAAAGAAGTATCAAGAATATTTAATTCAACGGTCGCCTCCTCCTGAGACCAAAATCAAATCTACCAAACCACCACCAATGAAACTCGTCATGAAACGCAAGTTTGAAGAAACATAAAGTTGAATTGAGTTGATTGGATTAGTCGTTTCGTCTAGACTGTTGTCCACCCCGTACCCATCCATTCATTGCCGACTCTTCAACCATAAATGCTGGATTGGTTACTTTATTCTTTAGAGCATCCAACATTGGATAATTTGTATAATCTACATATTCATTTTCACTTACAGTATTGACACTTTTTTTTGGCATGAACCCATCTCCTTGCATTAATCTAGTTTCAATATCAGGATCACATGAACCACGTCCCATATAAGGAACTGTTGCAAAAAGCCGTTCTGATAATTGTGAAACTTCACTTGGTTGAGATGATAGATGTAAGATGCTATCCAAATCAATTTGATTTGAACCTACACTACTTCCACCATTTGAACCATTAAAAAATACATTTGGTTGATTTAGGGAAAATGAGAATGCTTTTGAATCATTATCGCGGAAATAATTGGATAGTGCATAATTTGCATATTCAGTATTTTGCAAAGTTTGTTGTGAGAAATCAGTAGTGTCGTTTCCAATCCGACCCATATTATAAAAAGAATAATCATTCACTGTTGTTGAAAATATAGACATTTTTTACCTGGATAAACTAATAATATAATATACAGATAAAACAAATAAAATAACGTTGAATTTTACTTGTTTTCTTTTTCATTTTTTTCTGGATTTTTTTGTTCTATTCTCGTTTAATTCAAATATCGGTACCATATGGTTTAATATTGATTGGTATCTCATGACCCTTCCCCGTATCTGGGAAGATTCCTTGCACATGCAAATTTATTTCCTTCCTTGCATGATATCATACTACCAAAACAAAACTCGGCAAAAGCTTGTTGATCGTTTGGTATCTGAGTATTTGCAGTTGCGTTGAAACATCTCATACTTTGCTCAAATTCAAACTTGTCCCCTAAATCGGTAAAGATTTTGTCGGCAATATCTGGTTGCGTATAATTTATTTGAGATACCGCGGTTTTGACATTTTCATTAATAATCGCCATTTCTTGTTCAGTAGAACATGACATTGCTGGATTGCGCCCTGGATTATCAATATAATCGGTACCCAAGACATTTCCAAATGGATTTTGGGGAGTAGATTCTTGATATAACTCGGCACCGGTAAAAGGCATGACTGCTCTCGCTATATCAGAATATCCTTCATTTGTTCGTTTTTCCCACTTGTACATGAAAAAGATACTAAATAATAGAATTACACAAATAAGCAACAACATTGTGTTTTGTGAACAAATATATCCAACAAGAGTCAAACACAATACAGTACGTGTAACCGAATTCATCTTTTCTTCTAGACACATTTCCTCGGTTGGGAAAAATGCAGGTTCAGTAAAAAGGATATTTGGGTCGGAAACCCAGAATATGTCCTTTTTTTTTCCGACTTTAATATTATTGACTTCGTTCATATACAGTTCTCTACTATCTTTTTTATTCCACGTATTCCATGTATTATACTTGATTGATATGGTAAAACAACGATAAATAAATAAACACAATGAACCAATGAAGCAAAATCTCAAAAAAAGCCGCGTAATTTGCTCGCTCGGTAAAAACAGATAAATACTTTATCCATTAATCATAGATGTGTGTCAATAAAAATAATGCAAAATATGAATTAAATCAATTATACATTAAATATTTGGAAAGAGAAACAATGGTTAATCAAATTAAAAACTTTTTCACGGAATTTGACCAAAATAAAAGAGATGTATCTTTCAAAAAAGGAATCTATATATATGGACCATCAGGTAGTGGGAAAACTGAACTTATTCTACACATTTTAAAAGAAATGAATTATAATGTAGTGAAATATGATACAGGCGATGTTCGTAACAAAACATTGATTGATACAATTACAAAAAATAACATGTCAGATAAAAGTGTAGTTTCAATGATGAATGGTGGTGTCAAAAAATTGGCTATATTAATGGATGAAATTGATGGTATGAATAATGGTGATAAAGGTGGAATTAATTCATTGATTAAATTAATACGACCAAAAAAGACAAAGAAACAAAAAACGGAAGATGTTACCATGAACCCAATTGTTTGTATTGGAAATTATCATTCGGACAAGAAAATAAGAGAACTTATGAAAGTATGTGTAACATTTGAATGTAAAAGACCAACAGATGAACAAATACAACGATTATTATTACATATTGCCAATACCAAATTCATATCATCTATATCATCATCATCAGTAACAAGTCATATTCCATATTTGATTCAAATGGTGCCTTTTATTCATGGTGATTTACGTAAAATGAATATGTATTATGAAATGTATAATCATAATCCAGCAATTTTTGAAAAATCTTGTTCTTCGTTATTACAAAATACAGCATTTATAGATAATGTTAAATCAATTACTGGCCAATTATTTACACGTCATGTATCCATTGACCAGCATAATATTTTTATGAATGATACTGACCGTACGATTGTTGCTTTATTATGGCATGAAAACGTTGCCGATGTTATTTATAAACAACCTTTATGGGAAAAATTAAAATGGTATTCTTCGGTTCTAAAAAATATTTGTTTTTCAGATTATATGGACCGTATTACTTTTCAAAATCAAATTTGGCAATTTAATGAGATGACTAGTCTACTAAAGACGTTTTATAATAATAAAATGTGTCACGATACATTTCCTGGAATTCATGCTCCTCCTGAAATTAGATTTACTAAAGTTCTTACTAAATACTCTACCGAATATAATAATACGACTTTTATTTATACACTTTGTCAAAAATTACATTTGGATCAAAAGGATTTGAATCTATTTTTTAATATTTTACGAGATATTCATGGTGATGCAATATGTAATGATGGTGATGTATTAGCAAATGTAACAAAAACATTGGAAGTATACGGAATGAGTAAAATTTATATTAAAAGAATGTATAGATTCTTGGATGTTGCGGCACGAAAAGATGCATCTATAGATGAAGAATATATGGAAACATTTGATATGAATGATACAGATGACGATACTCCATATGCAAATATGACAGGTTCAGAATAGTTTTATGGATTTCAAATATTTACAAAAAATTGATTTGTTTTTTTCATCGCTGAATGGATGAAACAAACAAACAAGCAAACCCAACACAAATCAATACAATTACTACATCAATCAAATCAATATTTGTAAAAATGGAATTCTACAATGTTAATGCGATCAATGCGACCAATGTGACCAATGTGCGCAATGCTCCATGCAACTGCCCTCTATGTAAATATCAGGGACAACAAGATGTGGATTTTCAGCAACCCCAACACCAAGATTTTCAGCACGAACCAGATTTTGGATACGAATCTGATAATGATGATGATGATTCTGGAAATCATATTGGAATTGATATTAGACCTGACCATGAAATTGAACCTCAATGTCAACTTGAACTTGAATTGGCAATGGTGATTGTAGATATTTGTGCTTATTGTAGAGACACTTTAAGAGATAGATATCTTATGTACGCAATTTGGAAATGGTGGATGCAACAAGATGTTGGATACATGACATATGAAATTGCAATAATGCATCTGCTGATATTCTTGTACGACCATACTACATCGGCCGTGTATGACTATGCCCGTAATAAACTATTGTAAAAATTAGATTGACGATGTTATGATGATTATTGTTATTATTATTATTATTGTTGGTGTGACACTGCGTGATTTGTAATTTGTAATTGTAAAACTAAAACAAATGTGAAAAAAAAACGACTCGTAATAGAGTCTTTTTTTGTCGGTACGGTGCATAACGGAATTATTATTTTCCATTCATTTTATTATTGGTGTTGATTGTAGTAGAAATCAATAACAATATTTCGGAGTATGGCAACTTTACTTTTACGCTGCCGCATTTTGTCAACTTTGTATTGATGTTGTGATTTCTTAAACAATTTATTAATCATTGGAATTACTTCATTATTGAACTTGTCGCGAAATGTGCCATCAAATGTATATATTTCGGATAGAATTTCTTGAGGGAGAAGCTTGAAAAGATGAAACAGATTGAGGTTTGTAGTTTTATTTTCAATTTGCATATGTAGTGGGCGTATAGGTGGATGGGTTATTGAATTAATTATGTAGCGTTAATTAGATTCAATTTTTTTACTAACCAACCAATAATTGACATAAAAACGTTGTAATAGTTGATAATATAAGGAAATGAATCTGGATGGTAGTAATCTTGCAATTGCCGACGCTTTAATTATCATTCGTAATCAACAACAAACAATTGAAGAATTGGTAAAGAATAATCATGGATTATATGCAATGTTACAAGAAAGAGAACAAACCGGCGGCACTCCATGTGCGGCAAAAGGATTCAAAATTGCAAATCCATCTGTAGCTCCAGCGCCTCTCATACCAGTAAGTCCTGCTGCACCTGCGCCTACACCTCCTTCCTCGTCGGGGAAGAATATGACACTAAAGGAATATTTGGAATGGAAAAAGCTTGGTAATGCAGCGGCTGACCCTACGATTTCTACTCCCATTATTCCCATTACGCCCATCGCTCCTATTGCTCCTATTGCTCCTATTGCTCCCATTACGCCCATCGCTCCTATTTCGCCCATTACGCCCATTACTCCCACTTCAAGTGGAAGCAAATCAAAGTCCAAGTCTGACCCCGAAGTCATGGTACAAGTATAAAGATTGGGGGTGTATAGAATGTATAAAAGTTTAATCTATCAGTCTATACATCAATCAATTAGTCAAGTTTACAAGTTCAAAAAGTCAAAAGTTCATGTCTTATGATGATTATTACACGGCTATCCAAATAGAAGTAGAACCAGAGATGGTAGCACCTGTTCATACAAACGAACAAGCTAAACCAAATCGTCGTAATAAGAAATATTTGACACCCGCCTCTAATCGGTTCAATTCCAGAAATAAAAAAGGATTGGAAGTGACACCTGTCATGATGTATTTTCCAAGTAACATTAGAGGCCGTAATATCGTCTCTGGAAGTACTGGAATTCCTACCGATCATATTGTGGGGACATTAGATGAAGACTTGTATTTTAAAGTGGTATTTCCGGCCAATACTTTGGCACAAGAACGCGTCACATTATTTTATGCAAATCCGCGAGAATATTGTCAACATTTTGTATCAGTACTTGATAAATCCCGTAAAATGAGAATCATGGGACTTGATGCAAGTTCCATTGCAGATGAACGTTTATTGATTCAATATAAAACGGACAAAATTATGCACGAAATTCAACCAGCAGTTGATGTATGGAACTCGCGAAGTCGTCCCGAATAAAGTTTTGATTATTATTCCGATATGTACATTTTGTATATGTTACGGGATTTTTCCTGGATAAATAATAAGAGTTTGCAAATTAGAATATTACAATTTGCAAATTCATAAATAAGTTAATTAATTAACTACGCAAAAGTCAAAATACCACCACCCAGAACAAATTGTCATTTGTTCTGCTTTGGTGGTCATTGGGGTTGAGGAGATAGATGTAATTTATATTTGTATATCAATTTTTGTGAGATTAAATTACTGTATGATTTATTATGATAACAAACGTCACCTATTTGAAAAAATATAGCATTGCGCTGCTATTAGAAATAATTACAAATATTTATTTTTTACAAACAACTTAATTTACTTCCAATCATGCGATAAATAAATCCATTATACGCCAGTCCAGATGCAATTGCCTTTGCCAATGTTTTTTCACCAATATCGGGACATTTTTTCTGACAATCATATCTATGTAAATATTCATTCGTCATTTCATCCGGATTTGTTGCATTAAATTGTCCAACTCCATTTTCATACAATATTAATTCACGACCATTCAATTGTTGTTGTTGTTCTTCTTCAAAAGCCGCCCGCAAATCATCTGAACACCCATCATAAAGCATATAATAATATCCATTTGAAATGTTGCCAGTTTTTACAGGCCAATCTAATGCAGCATGAGATTCATAGCCATTTAATCTTGCTGCCGTTTTACGATTGAAATAAACATTCAGTATTGCGGTTTTATCACCATTCAATTTCGCCACATATCCCAATGCTTGTGTTTTGGTAACTTTGGTCGGTTGAACATGTGTCGTGGACTGGGGGTCTTGATCGCGGGCAATCAATGACCAACGATGACCTTGATAAACTGTATTATTATCCACCGCTTTTTGGATTGTGGGGCGTTTTAATGATTGATTGGATTCTATCAATGCTTCATTTATTGTTTCATATACTTTGATAATCTGAAGAGTTTCAGGATTTAATTTTTGGAGACGGGGACCAATTGTTTTATTTTCTACACCAAATCCCGTTGTTATTTTTGGTAACGGAGTTGATGCTTTCGCTAATTTATCTTTTAATTCTTGGTTCTCTTTTTGTAAAATATCAATTGTGTTGTTCAATGAGCATTGATTCAATATTAATATACGTTTCTCTTCATTTGCTTGCTGTAATGCTATATTTGTTGCGTCGGGAATATTGCCACTTTTTAATCTGGTATTTTCTTCTGTCAATCTATCAATTTCAACTTGCATCATGTTAAAGTTTTCGTTGTATTGTTTTATATTAGAATTGACAATTTTTATTAGTTGATTATACGACAAGTTCTTACCAATCAAAAATAATTCATTTTCTTTTTCATGTCCGGCTAAATTAGTAACCTTTTCGGGGCGGATTTTTTCATGATGATGTAAGAAGCGCTCAAAATCATTACTTTTCTTTACCCAAAAACAATCTAATAGCAGTGCTTCTTCATATTTCTTTTTATGTTCATTATAACGATTTTCAATTCCTATTCTACTTTCGCCAATTTTAATAATGTATGTCCCATCTTCAAACGATTTGACTTTCATTACATATACCAACGGGTCACCTGTATTGAACTTACTCAGAAGAACGTTGTGATTTTCTCTTGCGGATATTAAAGGAAGTTCGGCCGCGTGTTTTTGTATTTCTTGATGTGCTTGGTCCAACTCTTGTTTAGATTCATCAAGTTCTTTTCGTAGTTTATATTCACCAGTTAAACGAATTTCTTCTATTATTTCGGCCGCCCAGTTTTGGAATATTAGTGCAATCGGTTTTCTAGACCTCATTAGGACTTTGTACAACCCTTTGGACGTGAGAAAAGTGGTTTGTTGGGTTCTACCAAGAATATCAACGGTAGCTATTTCAGTTCTATCAGTATTATCATAACTTTGTATGGATGTTCTTATATTTCCCATTTCTAATACTTCCCCTATATCACTTGCGCGAAAAAGCGGTTTATCAAATGTTCCTTTGATAACAATATTTGCGTGTAAATTGTTTGCGTTGAATGCTTTTATTATTTCCATTGTGGTGTAATATACTATATTACACCACACCTTTATATTGTTTTGATGACGTACATACAATGGACGTCATATTTATTTCCAAACTCGTAAAACTTTATAAAGATATTGAATAACTGTTAAAGCCTTCCGCTTTTGCAACCGCAAAGGCGGAACTTTATATAATGTCAATATCAAATCGGTAAAACTACTTACTTAAACTGCTGCTTCAATCGCAGTAGCGAAGTTTTATTGCCAAACCCGTAAAATTTCTCACTTAATCTCGCAATTTTTTATATTTCAAATCAAATGAAAAAAATTGATTCAGAAATAAACTATTCAATATACCATCATCATCATAAATCAACCTATCAATCATGCCGAATAAATGTGCAACCAAAGACCGAAATGGTAATCCTTGCCGCGCGTATGCCATCATCATTGGCGGTGATGACAACGAATCGCGGTTTTGTAAAAATCATTTATATATGAATGATTATACCGAAGAAATGTTGGCAGCGACAAAACTTTGCGGTGGATGTAAAAAAATGTATTTTATTGCAGATGATGGGAAAACGTGTGATAAGTGTCGGTCACGTGGTGGTGAAAATCGGGATATTAAACATGCAGTTGTCGTAATATGTACCCATAAAGATTGTCCCTATCAAATTTTTGAAACTACTGAATTTTGCAAAAGACATCAACCAAAATCATATATTGAAGAAACTTTGGCTGCTGGATTAAAACTTTGTGTGAATCATATCCGTGGATGTCGCGCGCAATTAGAACCTTCTTATGCATTTACTAAATGCAAAGATTGTCTACAGAAAGACCGCGAAATTGATAATGCAAAGAGAGAATCAGCAACACAAGTGCGCCAATTTTGTGGAAATGGAGATGGACTGGTAACTATGGTATGTACCGTATGTGTACAAGACAAACCAACCGAAGACTTTCATGGTATGTATGGAATTACAAAAACTTGTAAAGCTTGTCGCGATGACAATAAGATTCAGGATGCGCGCCGAGATAGAGAACACCGATTAGAATTAGGAAGAATTGGCGAGAAAAAACGAGAATGCTTATTTAATCGCTGTCTGAAATCCGCACAAAAAAGAAAGATTGCATTTTATCTCTCATTTGATGAATTTTGTGCTATTATAGAAAAACCTTGTGCATACTGTGGTATTATAGATGAGTCTATACCAAACGGTGTAGATAGAAAGAATTCGGATATGGCATATTCAGTTGATAATTGTGTTAGCGCATGTCAAATATGCAACTATATGAAAGGTTCTCTTTCAGTGTCGGTGTTTTATAAAAGAATTGTTCATATTCTTTCATATCATCGCAAAATTAAAAACCCATTATATTTCCCAGAAATTTTCCCTGACCATTTTGCAACTCCATACATCAAATATGCAAATAAAGCGACAATCAAAGAAATGCCATTTGAACTTACTCTTGAAGATTATGAAAATATGATTTGTATGGATTGTTACATTTGTGGAAAAAAAAGCGGAGATTTTCATACCAATGGAATAGACCGATTTGTCAATGACCTTGGTTATGTAACTGGGAATATGCGGTCTTGTTGTTTTGAATGCAATATTATGAAACAAGAATATAGTTTTGACGACATTATTGATAAAATGCAACGCACATACGACGTTTGCAGTCTAGTCCAAATAATAGAGAATTTGTCATCCGACGGAGAAAATACTAAAATTATGAGCAGAGCTGGAAATAAAAAAACAGGTTGATGTTTTTGGGAATTTCCAGTTTTCCCATACATGTATCAAAGTACATCGTAGTAATCTTGCATTTGTATATGTTTAAATTCTCACAAAAAGTGCCTTCGCGGAATTGCGAGAGCAAGTCGTATAATAGTTGTCGGACCAAATACCAAATTTTTGTTATCATACATTAATACAATGAATAATAACAAAACTTAATGCCTAATGCTTGCTGCTACGTGCAGGAGCGGAATATATTATTCTTGTTTTTTTGTATTGGTGTTTGGAGTTTTTTACGTGGTCATAAAGTGTAATACAACGATGTTTAATTGGAATAGGCGCTTTTATACCCAAGCTTTCACTTGGGAATGGACTGTATCTCAAATTCGTTCCGGTTGCTTAGACCTTCATTACGAACCGACTACCGTTCAGTCTCTGACGGCAAACCATAGACTAGCATAACGTCCTTAGGTTTTTACCATGCGGATCGCCCAATCCTTTGGATTATTACGTTACCGGAGTTCTATTCTCCGCCATAAGTAGATTTCTCATACTTACTTCGTACCAAAGGCTCTAAGGGGATTCCCGAACAACAAGTAGTCTTGCAGATTCTTTCTCCATGAAAGAACCCACTAACAACTGACCATAAAAACAGGGGTCAAACCGAAATTATCCACAAACAGGGCCTGTTTGTTTGTGGCGTGTTGTTTTTCTGTACCAGCTGAGTTTTTTCCAAGTTTCTCATATACAATAAAAAATCTTGTATATGAGAAACTTGGCGAAACTCAGCGAAATACCGGCCATACCAGACATGCATCGTAAAACATTATAAGACCAAGCATAAACTCTTACCTTGGCGGTTGCGGTTCCTCCAACAGTGTTGGCGGATAGTACCAATTGCAGTACGGCGTTGTCAATTCGGGAGAAGTTACATGTCCCACTTGGTTGATGTTCTTCGGGCCTAATTGCAAAACTGTAAACATTGATACCAGTATCGGGTGAACGAGTGTGATGTTGAAAAGGTTGTACTTGGTCAAAGTAGGTACCTTCACGTTCAGAGAAACGGTCTTGACCGTTGAGCTGCAATTTGGCAGTGACAACGGGATTTTCACCCCAACAGTGCATATCCAAAGCGGTTTCAGCAAGTACAAAAGTACCAGCATCTGAAACATATGAACCAAGACCAGGGCCGGTTTTGTATGCAGGGTCATCAAAAGGTGACATTTCATTTCCATTGGAATTTCTCCACAATTGACTAGAAAGATCACCAGGAGAGTTATTAGCAGCACCAGCCATTTCAAATAGACCAGATGCATTAATCATACCATTTCCACCAATAGCGTCAACAGCACCCTGAGAACCAAATGCATGAATAGCATTGGGAAGAGCATCAATAGCATCGGTATAATTAAAAGGTTGAGCGCCAAGAGCTGAGAATAATACATTTCCTCCTTCCAAAGATGAACAGTAATCAACATTGGCATCAGGTTGAACAACCCAAATTAACTCTTTCGTAGGATGATTGAAATTGAGCTTTATTTTGTTACTACTGCTACCGACGCTTTCATCGCCTGTAAATTGAAGTTGCTCAATCAAATATTCGTGGGGATTCTGGGCAAATTTTCTTCTCTCTTCAGTGTCAAGAAACACATAGTCTACATAAAGAGAAGCAGCAACAAGTGATTGTTGATAAGCCGTGGTGGTTGATTGTGTGCCAGTTGAAGCAGCTAGCGATTTAACTGCCCACAAGACCTCTCCCAAAGGTCGCAAGTCGCAATTGATTTTTACCTCGTGGTACTGTACGCCACGTTTACCCTCCTTTTCAGGATATTTATCGGCTTTTCAGTGTGCAAAATCAAGAAAAACACTGACTAAAATGTATGCCGGGGGCTAGAATTTACCTTAGATCTTTTACCACGGAATTGACTAGATTCCTAAGACCCACCTCCGTCAATTCGTTGAACGTTCTCCGTTCCCATGGTCATAACGGGATTAGGAGCTTCGCTGCGGATTGCCGATTTTAAAAGAACATTTTCATGTTCTCTTGTATCCAGGGCGTTTTTACCATACCTGCATTCTACTTGCAGCCACTTTATCATTTCTAATAAAGCTTGGTAGCCCATAAACTCCTGATTTATTAAATTGAATTTTATTACTCTTTCTACTACTTTGTCAAAATACTTTTGTTCCAATTTGTCTGATTTTGACATATTGTCATGTTTTATCAATGGCTGTACATTGGTCCAATGATAACAAAGTCCCAGATGAACTTCGTTATTTGAATCAAATGCAGCACATGGAATAACATGGTCTATATGCCAACTTGCCCTATTTTCCCAAGTCATATCTTCATCAAATTGAAATTCAAGCCATTTGATAAGAAAGTCTATCGTGCATCCCAGGTAATCAATAGAATGTTGTTTTTTTGGGCCCTGTCCACCTTGCTGCTTAATATGCGTAGCAATGCGGCTAGATATACTACCCCTCAAATCAACTCTCCCTTTTACGTCAGGACGTAAGCGATACGCTTTTTTTCTTTCTTTGATTTTGATAATATTTTCGGGTTTTTTCTGAAACAGTTGAGTATCCAAGCAAGTGCATATCAAACATTTGTAACCATATCCGGTTATTGTTCCTATATCTTTTCTAAACTCGGTAATGTTCTTAATGATTTTACATTGAACGCATTGTTTTTGAGACGGTGCATCAGTGCGTTCTATTTCACCGCTGACTATTTTTAGACGGCGGATTTGCACTTTTTCGCAATTACATTTTTTGCATTTGTCTGCAATTCCAAGAATTTTACCGATGTCTTTGGGAAAATCAGCGACAAGTTTGATTTCTTTGCATTTACAACATTGTTTCTCTGTAATAGTTGGTTCAGTTGGAATCTCATTATTTTTTCGTTTTTCAATAATACGAAGACGACATTCTATTGTAGCTTTACATTGGCACTTTTTACAAGTACCACTTATACCACTTTTTGCAATTCTACTGAATTCGTTTCCATCATTAGATTTTATTTGACAAACTGAACATTTTATTTCATTGGACATTGGGGGTATAATAATGACAAGAATAGTATAGTTTATATTGTAATTCAATTTTGTAATACAAGAGCCTATTTTTATGGCTTTACGGGTTTCCCGCAATTTGGACGTGTCGCCACCCCCATCTGCTACCAAGACAAGCTTAGTAACAGGGGGTGACTAGCACCTGGGTATGAAAAGCTGGTTCAAACTTTTCCTGAGACCACAACATGTTTTTCTTGGAACGGAGCTCAGACGTTACAAGATGAGTACTTTTCTGCTCTACAGATGTTAAAGCGATAAGTGGGAGCGATAACCTCCTGAAATTCAGAGAATTTCAGTAACCAAACTCGGCTGATCATTTCCTATCAGCGTCATTGTTCCTTGCCTTGCTTAAGGGCAAGCACTGTCTCCAGTGGGAGTAGACTATATTTTAAACCATCATCAAGGATGATTAATCCTTTCAAGTCCATCAGCATCTAGTCGTTGAACGATTCTCATGCCCTTATCATAACGGGTTTAGAGAACGCGCTGCGGATTGTCTTTATTTCATGTATTTTTACTGTACCGATTGCAATTAACAACCGCCATTATATATTTTCATACATAACTTAGTAACATGAACCTAACAAGATTTTCCCGCAATTTGGAGATGTTGCCTCATTCTAAATAGATAACTTTTCATCTTTTAATGTATGAATGAAACTGCACAAAACAAAATGATTTATTTTGTGCAGTTTCATTGATAAAAAAATAAAAACTATTTGAAACAAGACTAGCCATTCTTTTGGAATGACTTGGGCTATCGCGATAACCCGGGGATTTACAGAACCAGAACATAAGGGGGATATACAGAGTAGTTTCGGGTAAAGCTGATCTTGGGGCACATACCTGGGCTGGACCACCAGAAGAAGCACAAGGTCCAGAAATGTTTGCAAAGTTGGGGTCAGTGATATAAGTAAGTTGAGTAGTATGACCAATCATCTTAAAATATCCCTTTTGTTGTTCAGCAGACATGGTAAGTTGGTTCCAGATGTGCATCCAGTCACCATATTGACGATCAATTCTTTGACCACCAATCTCAACTTCTACTTGGGCAATAAGTTGTTCTCCAACATAATCCAACCAACGAGCATAAACACCATCATCGCCAGTCTTGGCCATAGATTGGTTAATCTCGGGTAGAGTTACTTGGAGATAAGTGCGATAACACAAATCACCATTTCGGGAAATTGTGCAAGTCACACGACGGCCGAAATCGGCCTGACCATTGAATGTCTGTTCAATAGATTCCATAGCAAAGTTGGTGTATCTTCTGTAAGAAACCTTCCAGAATGTTATTTCCGGACTACCGGTGAGATACACGTCTTGACTACCATACGCTACAAGTTGCAACACTTTTTAAAAAAAGAATCCCAACTGGATTCCCTTTTTTTTACTTATGCCAAGAAAAGCGTTTATCTATTTATTTTCTCAACTCTCAACATTCATTCAAATCAAACAAATATAAACAAACATTTTTTCTTGGCAATATCCCAACGTTGTTGAATAAAATACATTGTCTCTTTTGTGGGCCAACAATGATGTAATATTTTACTCCCCGAATTGGGACACCATTACTGGTGAGAATAGACTATATCTTAAGCCTCCCTCAACTGTCCCCCTTCTTTTTTAACAAAAAAGAAGAAAGGAGGAAGAAGAAGGAAGCCCACTTCCATTTAGTCGTTGAACCTTTTTCTCATCTGAATAAAATGTAAAACTTTGATTCATTCTTGTACTCTGACCATTTTTAAATCGTTGAAGCAGAATATTCAAGCCGCAAACTATCCAATTGAGAAACTTGGCTGCGGATTGTCCTTGTCATTTTGAATCTTATTACCATTGTGTACGGCAATTAACCGTGTTCCTTTTCAAAGTCACCAAAGAAAAGTGGTAATTCAAAACATGTATTGGATATTCCCGCAATTTGAAAGTGTTGCCCGTTACATACGGACTAGCCATGTCCTTTTCCGACATGACTAGGACTGTTGCAAAAACAATCCTCCAGCCATTTTCTTTTATAAACATACAAAAGAAAATAATTTGTAGGAATAACGAAAAAATATAAATATAAATATACAATAAATAAAATATATTTTTTTTACCTAAATTATAAAATATAGAGTTTACATTCAAATATTATATTACATTTTATATCACAAAAAATTGATTTGGTTCACAAGAATCATTCTAGTTCATTATTCAACATCTTCATTCATAATCACTCGTAATCACTCATAATTTAATATAATTATAACTGCAATGGAAATTAGTAACGATATCAATAGAAAATGCAAAGTTTGTGGAAAGTCTGCATCATACAACTATGCTGATCAAACCAAACGATTGTGGTGTGCTGTACATAAATTGGAAAATATGGTCAATTTATGCAAGCAAAACTGTCAGGAATGTTCAACTGAGGCTTGCTACAACTTTCCTGAATTGAAAAAAAGGTTATTCTGTAATACTCATAAGAAAGAAGGCATGGTTAATGTCAAAGCGCAAAAATGTATAGATTGTCCTGTCAGACCATCATTTAATTTTCCTGACAAAATCACGCCAGTATACTGTACAAAACATAAAAAAGATGGAATGGTTGATATCGTTTCAAAATAAATAAAATAATAAATAACGCAAAATTCAAAACAATGAAAAATAAAATTTGAATAAATAAATAATAAAAATTGATTTGGTTTATTGTTGTTCATTATTTTATTTCATCACCACGATCCAAAACCATGCTTAAATACAGAGAATGTAAAGAATGTGGAAAAGGAGCAACCTATAACTATCCTAATCAAACTGAGCGATTGTATTGTTCGGCGCATCAATTGCCCGGGATGATATCTTTATCTGCCAAGTATTGTATAGAAAATTGTGGAATTCGTGCCAGTTTTAATAGTCCTGGAGAAAATACCCGACTATACTGCAATATCCATAAAAAAGAAGGAATGGTCAAAATGGGCGCCCAAGAATGTCTGGATTGTACCAAGCGACCGTCGTACAATCTTCCTACTGAAAAAAAACCTTTGTACTGTGCTACGCACAAAAAGGAGGGAATGATAGATGTGGCTTCATGCAAACGATGTAATATAAAGGATTGTTTTGAGCCAGCAAAATATAATTTACCGGGCCAACCTTCAATTCTTTGTAAAGAACACAAAACTCCTGAAATGGTTAATAGAAGAGAATTAATGTGCCAAGAACCAGGTTGTGAATTACATGCAAATTACAATATAGTAGGTGATAAAACCCCACTCTATTGCGAGAATCATTGTAAAGATGGAATGGTAAATATCAAAAGTAAAAAATGTATCACTCCATTATGCGGTACAGTCGTTCATAATCCAAAATATTTGGGGCATTGTTTATTTTGTTATGTGAATATGTTCCCTGACCAACCAGTTGCGCGTGGTTATAGATTGAAAGAAAAAGATGTGGTTAATCATATCAAAGAAAAATTCCCTGATTTTACATGGATTACTGACCGCAAAATATCTGGTGGATGTTCAAATCGTCGTCCAGACTTATTTTTAGATTTGGGTTATCAAATAATAATTGTAGAAATAGATGAAAATCAACATACAGATTATGATTGTTCTTGTGAGAATCGTCGTATTATGGAATTATCACAAGATGTTGGTCACCGACCAATAATATTTATTCGGTTCAATCCAGATGAATATATTGAAAGAGACGGTAAAAAAGTATTATCACCGTGGGCAATTAATGGTTATGGAGTAAGTAATGTTAAAAAGTCTCATCAAACATTTTGGAAAGCGCGATTAGCTGCATTATCTGCACAAATTGTATATTGGTCATTGCCTGAGAATAGAATAGAAAAAATGGTAGAAGTTGTTCAATTATATTTTGATGGGTTATAAAAGGGTTTGGTTGCATTCTTTCTAAAAACAAATTCTGATTCATGTATCATATCAGTTAATATCGCAACATTACATAATGGCATCTTATTATCAATCATACTTTCAGTAAATGATATGATATTTACTTTTTTCCATTCAAGAGTACACATGTCTACATCTAGTCCATCCAATCTTGTAAAGAGTTTTCTCATATCACTCCAAAAATATTCAGGTTCTGTTAATTCAGTAATAGATTTCTCAAAATCCATCAAAACAATTTTACAACCAAATGTCGGCACATCATATGCATCTTTTCCAAGTTTATATTTTATCAATTCTCTTTTTGTTGGTTTCAATAGTAAATTACCTGGATGCAAATCGCCGTGAATAAATCCTATTCTTTCAAAAGCACAAGCAAGAGATAATACAGTTTGTATTATTAATGCATTCAGTACATGTATATTTCCTGGTTTCCATTTATACTTTTCTACCGATCCATTGCAAATAAATGGCATCACTAGAACATCTTTTTTATTTTCCTTTATTGGCTTGGCAATACATATTTTTGGTTCCATTGGAATCGGTGTAGAATTCGGTTCAATATGTTCTACTTTCTTGCTAGTATCATCATAACATGTAAATAAACAATAATATTTTATAAATCCTGGTGTATTTGATTCAGCTAATTGTTGTCCAATACAAAATTCTTTTCTTGTAATATAATCTGATGGTCAAATCTTTACAACTATGTGTTTTTCGGCGAATGTCGCATCTTTTGCTACCGCTCTTAAAATTGCAACGTTTGCAGATTTTGTATTACGAATAAGCATTTTCATTTCAAGAGAATCGGGATTTTTTTCATAAGATGCACAATCCACATAGTATTTGTCACCACCTCCTCTATTTGTATACCGCTTTTTACGCAAGTTTTCCATGATTCAGATTACATAGATAAGATATTACACCTTTTCTCATTTAAAACGCCGATTTTCCACAAGTGAGTGATTTATAAATAATTCTTACTACGCAATTGTCTTGTCTTATTTCGTTGAATATATACCTTTTCTCTATTATAAGCGCCCTTAAAAATATTTTCATATTTTTCTTTGGGTATTTGTGTAATAACTTTACTGATATTCTCCTTCAAATCTTCGTATTTCAATCCGTCTAATTTTTGTAAGCGGGATTTCAATATACTAAAGTAATTTTCTATACTATTAGTAAAATGCTGATATATTGGTAGTCCAGAAGACGAAAATAATCCAATGTTTCATAGGGGCGGTTATTTAACCAGAGATAAAAATAGTTGTATCAATATGATAAGCATAGCGAAACATTTGATATACAAAAGAACAAGACCTCGTGAATTTCAACGAGGCGAATGAAAAATTACTATCACCGCCGTAAAAAGCGGGAAAAGGTAGTATATAAGTTGTTTTTACAGGTTCATACCTAAATATTTTTAATGATTTTTGAGCGCTAATCGGCGTTTTAAATGAGAAAAGGTGTAAAAATATTTCTGTATTGCGATTCAACTAAAACGGTGCTGTTGTAATCAAGGTTCCAGCCCTTACAACCACAGGACCATGTCCCAACGCAGTTTTAGCAGCAGGTTTCAATGGTAATACCAAAACACATGCCAGATTTTTTACAGCAGTTCCAGTACTTGCCATATTGAATATAGGTTGAGAATAAGGCTGTACGGTGCAATTTATTACTTGCATTTTTTTATGTGACAAATAATTGGATGGTATAGTTGCTTGTTGTGTAACCAATATATTATTTTTATTTTTTTGTTGTAATAAATTGTTTAATTTTACCAAATTAATATAATCACTACAAAAACCTGATGACATGATGGATATATATATATCATATCCGACGAAATTATAAATATTCAATTTCTTCCTCTCCTGCAATTTTCTCAGTCTCGGCAACTTTGAATTTTGTCCATAAATTTTGAAACAACATTTTCACAATTTCTTTAAATGCTGGTTCAAAAATGTTTGCACGTTGATTTATGTATGGATCATCAACAATGAGTTTTTTTGCATATTGGATAGGTATTGAATAAGGTTGCCTGAACGTTATCAAATTTTTAATACTATTTTCAACCAAGGTTCTACTGTGCGCGGAAACATTGACTTCTTCTTCACTACCGGCTTCAATATATTTATAAAGTATTTCCGATGCTCTCTCATACATTAGAATATTTGCATATTTTGTACTATCTATCAAAAATGCAAGTGTTTCCTCTGATTGGAATTTTAACACATCTTCAATAAAATGTACATTTTCCAGAACATGTTGCGAATCAGCAACATCTTTGAACAATTTTCCGCGTTCAGTGTCCATTATCACATCAATCATACACATTACATCATCATCAGTTGCGGTTTTTATGTGATACAATAATTCACCTTGACCATCCTCAATTAATGATGACATTGCATTTGAATCAATTACTACAGTATTTGTCGTTGTATCACGTATTATTTTAGATAAACGCCCAATATATTGTAAACAAATATCAGAAAACCAATATTTAGCACAACGGTTTATTAATAAACGTAAACAAAAAAATGTACATGCCGAAGAAAGAAATAATGTCCGCAAAACGTACATTGTATTAGGTTCAATACCAAGACTACTCAATATGAGACAAATCATTATAAACGAATAAAAAACAATAAATGATTCTTTTATAATCATACCATCTTGAAATGCTTCCATACCATTACGTACTTCAGAAACGCAATATATTGTTTGAAAAAAATGCAAAAATGCGAGAAGATATAGCAATATTACGGTAGAATTATTTTGTGGGCAAACATAGTAATCCAATTTTGGACGATATTTATCCACCACTATACGTATTAGAGTATGTTTATCTGTGACTGCACATATCATCAAAATTGTTAGTGTGATTAAATAGAATCGCGACGTTAACCGAACTACACGCAAATGAGTAAAAGGTCGTGGTCGCAATCCTTTTGCAGTGTAATAAAGAAATTTTGAAAGACGATATGCTTTCATATTTACGAGAATAATTAAAAAACTAACAGGAAGATAAATTCCCCATAAATAACCATTACATTGAATTTGAATATTATCCGATTGCCAAAGGAGGGCAGACGACCAACATACACACATGCTACATGCACATATGACTATAATATGGAAATAGTGCAGCATTTTTATTTCCAAGTCTTTTCGGTGAATATAAACAGTTATTATCATCACCAATAAAAGAAGAGAACAAGCCCCAGCGATGATAATTGCAGACTGTTTGTAGGAAGTTGATGTTAATGACCAGGTGTAAATACGATCTTCCCAATTTGGCATTGGATATACGAAATCTGATGTAGCAATAATTACAGGTCCGACTATTTCCGCAGAAGAAGAATGAGGCAAAGCTTGTAAAAGAATGCTAGGAGATATTGTATTGATTCTATTGACATCAAATTGAACCAACCCTACTGGAGTCAATGTCCCTAATCCTTGTAATTTATGAAAAACATCCATTGGACTAATTGAACCAATTAATAGTCCATCTTTGCCACCATTTTGCGAATCCATACCAACCAAATACATTGCTTTTTCCATGATATCAAATGCCGCCCAACAAAATGCTGTAGGATAGCTAGGATAATATCCACGTAAATTATTATACCAATTAAAGAAAATTGACGTACTTGACGGATAAGCCAATGTAAGTCCCAGTTCCATTTGATTGAACCCATTATAATTAGACGGTGTTGATGGGCGGAACATGGATGAATATAAACTACCGTCTTCAGTATATTGAAAACCTTTGATTTTTTCACTTACATAATTACCACCAGTAACAAAATCAAATAATCTCAAGTCGGGAACATTTGGAGAATCCAGACAATCAAGTAAATTGAATGATTTTGGCATATAATTTGCATTTTTAAAATGTTGCAATGGAAGAAATTCAATGATATCATTTGTTAATGCACATGCCCCCCAATCGCACCATAAGACAGCATCTGGATTTTTTTGTTTGATTATATCAACAATTTCTATAACACGATTCGTAGATTCATTATAACCAATTGTGTACATACCAAGTACTTGAATTCCGCGTAGAGCCATCACATTCGCCGTACCAAAACATGTATTTGGATTATATAAATCATATCGTTCATTTGCAACGGCAATAATTGTTTGTACCCCTGCGCGAATATACGTATCAACCATCTGTCGCAATGTGCGATATGTAGGACCTTCCATCAAAAATGATGTATTTTGTTCAGGTGGCATGATATAATCTTGCGTGTGTAGATCTGGATTAAATCCAGTCAAAATAATTGGAATTTGATGATGACCAGCAAATCGCGCACTCCCAGAACCTGGCGCACAATCATCACCTTCTGCTATTATAGCCGTTATTTCCGGTAGTGACATATCAGAGTAACGTTTTGTCAATAATTCGTCAATCAATTTACAATCCGATTTAATATCAAAATATTCAAGGGTCAAATTAAACGGCCATAATTTCATTGGACTATATTCTTCCACTTTGGTAATTACATGTTGTTGCCAATAAGGGGCGATGAACCTCAAGTCTGTATAGTTTGCGTAATTACCTTCCAAACTGTACAATATCAAAACATGTAAATTCTGTAAACATGTCACGCTATGCAAGGTATGTAATAAAATATATGCATATGCAAAAATGTTCATATATATCGTTTGTATATATACTACAAATACAAAATACAAATGGCATACAAATACAAATTAATTACAAATACAAAGCCAATATAAATAAATAAATAAATACTAATACAATGCTAAAATCATCACCGAAATTCAATCAAATAAAAATAAAAATGAAAATGAAAATGAAAATGAAAATGAAAATGAAAATGAAAATGAAAATGAAAATGAAAATGAAGATGAAAATGAAGATGAAAATGAAAATAAAAATGAAAAAAAAAATAAAAAAAAAATTGAATATAAATTATTTATATTCAATAGGATGGTTACAAATCAAATATCAAATAAGAAGAGTTTCAAGTTTATTGTACGTACATCACAACGCACTATGGATATTCGCAAATTTTTCAGCAAACCATTGGACGAGGTTACACCAGCAAAACCCAGCAATGAAACCAATGAAAGCACCGAACAAGTCGTCACTGACCCCGTTGTTGTGGAATCTGATGAGTTTCTTATTTACGCCACGTCAGTATTAGATGAACATAAAAGCATAAATATGAAATCTAATTGTTGCTTATATGAAGAATTTGATGCCAGGATCAATGAAATACCATGTACTGTAAGTTATCAAATAAAAAGCTGTCATTCTCAAATGTTGATTACGATTGAATCCGTCATATCTACAAGAATAGATGGATATAATTCAGATGATGATGAATCTCAGATTGAATCTGAAACAATGACATTGTATGAAAATGTACATCCACTAATGGGATTTGACGAAACACCACAGAAACTAGCCGCAGTCTACAGAAGCATTCATCAATTATTAGATGGTCTCGTATTTTGTAAAAAAAGTGGTCAATTATTGAAGAGTGAAACAATGAAAAAAATAGAAGCACGAGGGAGAGCATTTTCAAAATTTATACGAGAAGACCTAGATAATTGTGCAGTTTGTCAAGAACCTACTAGCACTGAAACTTATTGTGAACATAAATTATGTATTCAATGTTGGTCTAGTCTAGTCAAACTTCAATGTCCCCTATGCCGCGAGAGATTATAAATAGCAAGCAAGCAAATCCGTTTCCATTCCGCCCATCAATTTCACTGGTTTGTTTCTGTAATTAAGTTGATTTTTTGCTTAATGGGACGGGACGAAAAACTGAATGAGGGCGTAAAACAAATCCACATCAATTTTTCTACGTCATCCCATCCATGAAACCCCATCAGCTCAGGTTCTGAAGCTCTTGAAATCTTTCATCACTGTTTTTTGATGTCATGTTTATGGAATTCAGATACGTCGTATTGAATGTAGCGATGAAATGTTTAGATAAGTTTCTCTTATGATGTTATTGTTATTATTTGGAACTTTCCAATAATAGAAAAGTGCATAGAAAAACAGCTCAAACGTTATATAATGATTTATTGGTTTATGGTTCATTCACATTATGGAATAATTGACCATTTTGAAAATAACTTCAGAAACAGCAAAAAAAATAGTCAACAATTACACGAGGACTTTAATTTGTATTTATACCACATAAATTCATTTCAGTTTGTGCCTTCCATATTTTGCTGTTGGAAAAACAAGTATAGTCCGCTTGTTTGTCAACAAAAATTGGCGGCATTGATTGATGATGGAATTCTCAACGACATTTCTCTCCATACGATTTTACATTGTATTCAATACGTATTGGAAGATAATAGCGCGACCGTTGATGAATGGAAAATTATTGAAGGAATGCTAAAATATTCTTGCACACGAAACACAATACAGCTCTACACAGAGTATACGCTTCGCGACATTTATCGTCGTATTAAACTTTGTCAGGACAGACACGACATGTTCACAATACAACACAATTGCTGTCAAAAAACATCTCTTCTGATTCATAATTATCTCACAACGAAATACACAAGTACGATTGCAACGCCACTGTCATGGTCTCATCAGTTATCTGACGATGTTGGTGAGTCAAAAATTACTTTACATTGATCCAACTGCTACAAAAAACTTTCCGAACGGTTATTCTATGTGATTCACAAAATATAATGATATAAACGTTTTGCGGGTAGAGTAAATAATATAATATATAATGTTTGAATTTATTTGTGGTGGATTTACAGGTTCATTGTTTTCGTATTTTTTGACATTTCAGTGTGGTTCATTATTTGAACATTGTTATTGTTACGGCGATTCAAACCAAGTAGAATCAAAAATTGATAGAATATTGCATAAACTAGACGAAATAAAACCATTGAATAGCTATAGACTTTAACTGTTCTTCCAAACTCTGATAAACATTGATATAAATGTGTTCTTAACGTCGCGCGTATCCACTACAATATGTAGCTGTAAACGCAACGAATAATAATGTCTGTCTTTTTCAGTTCGTGTAATGTAGTCAAGTGTTTCAATATATCTTTCGGTTGACCAAAAACATTGGGTATCGTATCGGAATCTACCACCGCTACAAACATATCAAATTTTGGGGATGCTATCCATAAAAGCTGAGATCGCAATGGTAGTCTTTGTCTTTGTAATAATGGAATCATGATGAATGTTTCAAGTGTCTGATATGCTATGATCAAACTTTCAAATATATTCCATAAAACAGGATTCATTTGTCGCTCTTGATTTACCACTATTTTGATTGAATTCGTGATGTGTTTGTAAAATTGGTTCCATATTTCCGATTCAACTGTTTCTTTTCGTTGATACGCAAAAGAATTCTTTGAAACTTTGAGTTCCGTGTCAATAGCGAGATTCACCGATGGAATAACGGTGATCATGTTTTCAATTCTACGGTAAAGTACACACATAGTATCACTCATTTGTTGATTCTCATATGAACCACGACCATTGTTACAAACACGAAAACACATTTCTGAAATAATATTCCATGCTGTTTCATATTCTTGTGTGATGGGTAAATTGTGGACACAATGCCGGATAAGATTTATAGAAAACATCTTTTGAGATAATGATGTCTTACGAATAGCTTCACAAAGTGGAATCAAATAAAGATTTCCATCGTTTGTCCAATTACATGAACCTAGAACTGACACAATACAAGAATAACGACGTGGAAGAAGTGGCTGATTATCCGAAACAAAATCGTTCAAACCATTAGTTGCAATTGGTAATTGGCCATCAAAATCTCCAGTTGTAATATTTCGGATGAATATATATTGATAATACCGAATTTTTTGGAAGCAACAACAAAAAAATTGTACACAGTCGGTGAAAACCATCATAAGACAAGGATATTGTATGCAAGCCATAATGGTAATAAGTGATGCGATGATGCCAATAATATTAGTTGTGGATAACTTTCTATATTGATATTTTTAGGTTCTCTTTACGGTTGCGAAGCGCCATATATATATTATATTAAATATATTATATTACTTAATACTGTCATAACCATATTTATAAATTCAATATCGTGTAACATAACATTTTTTTACGGGTCATTGGATAATATATCTTTTTTTGACATAAATATTTTGGGTATTTTTAGTTAAAATAATATAGAAATAAAATATTGATATATTATATAACTAAAATGGGTAAATATAGTTGCGAAAAATGTGCGAAAATCTTTTCTCAAAAATCACACTACGACAAACACATTAGTCGTAAAAATCCTTGCGAAATTCAAACAGACAAAATCAAAGCGTTAATAGATAAAGCAGTAGACGAAAAATTGATTCAATTAAATATAAAATTGAAAGTAAATAACACTGAAAGTAATATTACAATAAACAGAACAGAACAAATGGATATTTTAAAAATGAGTAAAATTGACTTATTAGAGAAGTGTAAAGAATTGGGTATTACAAAGTGTAGTTCAAAAAATAAACCACAATTAATAGAACTGATTAACTCCAAAAATAAAACAAGTAATAATACTGAAGAATTTACAAATATTTTAATAAGCGAAGATGTTATTAATAATGAACCTATAACCGAAACATTAAATGTAATTGTTGAAAATGAAATTAATACTGAAATGACAACCCAAATTATAAAATTACCTAACACAAGGTTTCAAGGATCTAAAAAAAAAATAATTAATATAATTTATGATTTAATGATAACACATTTTAAACCAAGACATATATTAGATTTATTTGGAGGTTCATCAATTTGTTCTCTATATTTTCATATAAATAATATAGAAGTTACATATAACGATATTTTAAGATTTAATAGTATAAATGCGAATGGTCTATTGGACATTGATATAAATAATATACCAAGTGAAGAAGAAATTAAAAACATATTTGTAAAAAATAGTAATAGTTGTTATACTCCATTTATATATGATACATTTAAAGATATATATTATACGGATGATGAAAATAGACAATTAGACACTTTCAGAGAAAATATTAAACATTATAATAATGTAATTAAACAAAATATAATTTATTACCTATTATTTCAGTCTCTAATTTCAAAAAGACCATATAATTTGTTTCATCGTAAAAATTTATCTATTAGGACTGCGGACGTTGAACGAAAATTTGGGAATAAAACCACTTGGGAAAAACCATTTATTGTTCATATGCTAACGTTTAGAAAAGAACTTATAAAATTATACGAACAAAAAAAAATGATTGATATAGGAAATACCCACATTATAAATATGCCATATAATAAAATAACCGAAGAGATAATATCTCAAATAGATACCATATACATAGATCCGCCTTATTTTAAAAAAGATTGCAAAGATTCTCAATATTTTGATAATTATCATTTTTTGGAAGGTTTTATTAGTGAATCATGGGATACAAGTATTGATTATTCAACAAAACATTTAAAATTAAAGACATCAACCGATTATATTATAGAAAATGCAAATAAAATGTTTGATAACATAATAGATAAATATGGTAATAAAAATTTAGTTATATCATACAATACAAAAGCGTTCCCATCAATATCAGAGATTGAAACAAAACTTAAAAAAAAATATAGTAATGTAATTACAAAATATATTGATTACAATTATGCTTTATCTAAATCAAAATCACAGGAAGTAGTGATATTAGCACTTGTAACTTAACCAAAATGTGTTAAACTCATCCTCGTTATTAAAATAAGGTTTATTACCTAATAAATCACTTAACAATTTAATACTTCCAATATTACACGTATTTCCAGAACCAGCTCTATTTCTTGCAATTTCCCATTTATCTTTTACAATTATATGTTTGACGGGTATTTTAATACCCGTTCTTGAATAAATTACGCATATACAAAAGTGTTTTATGAAATTGTTATATGGTTTTACTATACTACATAAAGAATCTCTATTTTTAAAATAACCTTTATATGTTCCTAAGGTAAAGCCATTTATTTCTGTTTCTGTTTTCAAATATGAACTTTTAATATCAACCGCATAAAATTTTTCTTCTTGTATTTTACTAATTATTACAAAATCAGGATATTTATTTTGAATTTCATTTTCAATATATTTATACCCTTTAGTATCCAATAAACCCTTTAATTTGTCTATAATAATAATTTCGTATATTTTACTAATAATTTTTGAATCATTTCCTAATTTATAATTAATTCCATTATTATTAATACTAAATTCATCATCTATACTTGTATCACTAATTTCAGTTAGAATGTCACCAATTTCTTGTATTTCTAACAAATGACTTGCTTTTTTGTCATAATTTATAGTTTGTCCTTCTAAACATATTTTGCCACCTATTATTTGTTGTTTATCAATATCTATAGTGGGTTCTATTCCGTTCATTCTTGATAGCTTACATTATCTTTATTATTTCATTTATTCAAATCAATTTTATAGGTTTTGATATTATCGCAAAGGGAGATTGCATCTCCCCTTAAACCCCTACAAAAACACAGTTTTGACTGCCACTAATAATGTGAACCAAACATGTTCATATTATTGCAAAGGGAGATTGCATCTCCCATTAAACCCCTACACAAACACAGTTTTGACTGCCACTAATAATGTGAACCAAACATGTTCATATTATTGCAAAGGGAGATTGCATCTCCCCTTAAACCCCTACACAAACACAGTTTTGACTGCCACTAATAATGTGAACCATCACCCATCCAATTATCAATCAATATGACTTTACGATCTAATGACATTGCACCAATATTATCAGCACCCAACAATTTCATATCTCTCTTTTTGATTGCATCTACACAAAAAAGTGACAATCCACCGAAAAATTGTTGTTCTGATGAAAAATGTCCATTTTCATAAATTCGTCGGATTGTTCAATTAATTGTTATTTAATATAAAGATTTATTCAACCATAATATGAACCTGTCACGAATTCGGCAAAAATTATATTGTCACCGCACTAAGCGCGGCTATACTACATCAATATAGTATGTAGAATTGATATAATATTATCTATTTTGTTCATACCAATTGTCAATTCGTTCATCTATATGATGCAATATGTATTGTTTTATCATTGGCATCACATTTTCAATGATTTGACGTTTTTTTTCTGAGTTTATATTTTCATCACCATCATCATCCAAAAATTTATATATTTGTTCTTTTAGATTATCTAACTGTATATTTTTCAACTCTAGTTTTTTTGTTTCATTTTCCTCTTGTAATTGTTTATTGAAATTTCTATCTTTTCTTTCAATTTCATCATAAAAATTGTCAATTTCCTTGCATATATCTCCGAATGCTTTAGTTTTATCAAAAAATGGTCTTTTTTCATCTGCCCATTCAATTTTGAATTTTGATGATGGATAACTATGGGTTCGTCTCTCTTCCTTATAATTCAATATATCTCTAACAAATTCGGCATCCTCCTCATTCTCATAAGTTGATATAATTTTGTACTCAAAATTTTCATATTCTCCGGTTTCTTCAATAAGAACAAACGGCATCAATAGTTTGTAATATAGCATCATCTTTATGTTAAATACCAAAAAAATGATTTGATTTTTGAAAACATATCAATCACTTCACAAATCAATCATCCAATATGATGCATAATTTCAGGCCAGTTTCTGATATTGAATACAATGTAGTTTTGGATACCGGAAAAAAAATAATTATAACATTCACATTAGATAACGATGTCTATCCTGAAGAAGAATTTTATTTTTTGTATAAGGTAAATAATTCCCGCAGGAAAAATTAAGAACATTTGGTGCATATAATCAATATACTACAAACAAAATAATGGAACTCAATAATGAAACACATCAATTAAGCTATAAAACATTTGTAACAAAAATTGAAACTCAACATAATACCCAAATTTCCGATTTACGTAAACGAATTGAAAATATTGAATATGTTCAATCAAAGAATAATCATAACAACAGTAATTGGTCGTGGCGATAAAATCCGTATTTTTATTGACTTATTCCCGTCTGCAAGATTGTTAGAAAAGTTTTTATAAAATGTTCAATATTGAATTTTGTCTTATCCATATTTTTAAGAAATAAATGAGTATCTACAATAATTTGCGGATTTTTCAACAATGCTTCAATTTCTTTATTCATTGCAAAATAATTATTGACATCATTATTTTGCAGCGGTTGATGATTATAGTATAATGGATAATCTGCACCTAATAATTCTACTATTGCGGGATGTTTGTTTATAATCAATGGAGTATTTCGTACAATACATTCTAATACAGTATTAACAGCTGATGCATCTACTAGATTTAAAAAAACAATATTTTGTGATAATAATTCATCATAATGTTCATCATCTAAATTTAATTGTACCTCAACGGATGAAATCTGATTTTTGAGATGTTCCAAAAAATTGGCATGCCAATTATTCACAATATCACCATGACTAACTAATAATGTACATGAATCGGGATTAGGCAATTCTTGTAATCCACATAAACTCTCATGAATATTTTCAACTAATTTTTCATCAGGATAATAACTATTCATTGCAGTTCCCTGTAAACTCAATTTTTTAATTACATCGGAATGAATGACTTCAGATTCATCAAAAAAGATAATTTTGGATGGAAATATGAAATTATAAAATGAATAAATATTACGTAACCATCCACCAATATGAACAATACTTTTATTTTGGTTGGCAATAAATCTATCCATTGAGAATCCGAGTAATGGTGTTTCAGTTGGATGAGTCAAAACATGAATAGGAATGTTTATATCCAATAACAATGGTAATTCTTTCAACCACAATTCACGTAGATAATTAGACAATACGATTAAACCACGACACATTTGTAAACTTTGTAAAAATTCTGGTGTTTGTAATAAAACATGATTATTATAATTACTAAACGATTTATCAAATGTATGATGTACAAAACCTATCCATGGATTTTTATATGGAACAATACCCAATTTTGACAATCTATTTCGTTTCCAATGAAATGTGCGGTCTACATACATGTCCAATAAAACTGGACATTTTTCTGAATGCCACGGTAAAAGATGGTTGTATACATATTGCCAACCGGAACGATGAACTCCAATATTATCGCGTTGTTCAATAAAATGCATATTAAAACATGGCGCGCGGGCGCGGTCGTCTTTTATATCCATTGTTGTCATTGTCACTTCGGTCGCGGGTGATACGGGTGCTTTATAATCGTTTAATATCCATGACCATTCACTTTTCCAATTATAATTTGGACAAAACATTTTTGTTTCTAGACCATGACGATATGGTCCATCAATATCTTTAGTTAGGGTGTATAATACAATATCTAATAATTCAGGGACAATATCAGGGTCCGCGTTTGTAGCGTTGTTCCATTCACCATTCCTTTTACAAACCAAATCATATGCCAATTCTACTGGATCATCAGATAATGGACGTTTGCTAGCATTTGAACTCATTGCGAAAATGAAATTTGGAATGGCTTGTTGTACTTTTTTATCCAATTCAATATTAATTTGAACAAGTTTAGATTGAAGGGTGGGGGTATTATCCAACATGAGTGAAATTGCAGCTAATGATTCTTCAATATCAAAATTAATTGGTAAATCAGTTTTGTAATCAACATTCATTTCAATACCATATTCCCAATTAATATCTTCTAAAAAATTACGTATTTTTCGGGTTGTATAAATGGCTAAAAACGGCACCTTTTTATATAAACTAAATAAACAACTATGAAATCGCATACATATGGAAGCTTTACAGAAATCATAAATACCAAGTGTCTCGTATACCGACAATGTATATTCAATATTCGTAAAACCTGTTTTTGATTGCATATTCTTGACAACATCACGATGAATTAATATATCATTTTCCGCATTTTCACACTCATCTTCAATAATCGCACTAGTATTGTATGGTAAAAATACAATATAATATCCTTGATTGATTAATGTATCAAATAACCATGCAAATGTCCATATCAAAATACCATATTTTGTACCTCCATAGATGTGACGATTTAGTGAAACACAAATAATTTTATCGCCGATTGTTTTTTTTATTCGTTTCAAATCTCGGCAAATATTTTGGGCTGGCATTGGAGATGGAACAATATCACGTTTGAATTGCGACGATAATAAGCATGAAATATCTGGACAATAAAATAATCGGTCTTTTGATATTTTAGTGGATAATAATTCCAAGTCATATGGTGTTCTTACAAATATGTAATCTAGAAAACTCAATTTATTGATATAATTCGTAATAATACTAGTATATGGTACCCCCACTGAAAATGCAATTATTTTGTTTTTCTTGCCACGAAACTTTTGACTTAGTGTATCTAAAAAATAATCATTGAGAACATCACCACCACCAAGAATGATGGTTGAATTTTCTTCTATATCTGTTGAAAGTAATCTATCACAATCGGTGAATTTTAGAGATATATTGGGTAGATACTGAGAAAACAATAGAAGAAGAGTAGTCTTGTATTGTTCATCTCCGATATTAGAATGACCAAAATATCCAATAACATGGACAATTTGTGATGATGATGAGGTTGGCGACGATGAAATGATGTCTATTTGCAATGTCTGTGACAAGGTTTGGTGTTGATTTAAACATGGATTTAGACATGAAGAAGATAAACATGAACATGAACATGATTGTTTAAACAAAGACATGATTGATGATAGCCAGTTAGAAATAAATATGTAGATAACAAGCGAATATGATTTATATAATATTATTAAAAATGACAACAACAACAACAACGACATTATTTTCACCACCACCATCACTTCCTATTGCCCTCTCTGCCTCGCCACCATCATCCCTTGCCCTACAAAAACACAAAACAGGTAAAAATGACAAAACAATCATATCTATGGATGAAAAACATGCTCTAATGATGAATGATTTTGACAAGATTGAAAATAAACTACTCCCTAAATTACGCGCAGAGCGACAAGTATTACATGATAATAAAAAGTTAATCGGTGATCACCGAATAGATGATTATATGGATTTGCGGGACAAGATTCGTGATATTGATGAATTAATTAAAATACAGAAACGCAAACGAAAACAGTATTTACTTGATAACTCTATTTACATTTTTAATTATTTTGAAGAAAAAAAGAATATTTCAGAATCTGTTGGGAAAGATATTATAGCACCTCAAAAACGGCATAAAAATTCCTTAAACGCGTTTTTTAAAGTAGAAACACAAATCATACCAACATCATTAACATCTACTACTACTACTACTGCGATAACAGATGCAAATACAAATTCAAATACAACCCATCATTCTACTGAAATTCATGATAAATTTAAAAACTCGCGTGAATATTGGGCCAATGTTAATAATGAAATTGTCAATATGAGCGAATTCATTGTTTCTTCCGATGTTTGTGACAAATGTAGAAAAGGTGAATTGATTTCACAAGAAGATGAAGGTTCATTTATATGTAACCATTGTGGTATTACATTGCAATATATTGTAGATTCTGATAAACCTTCATATAAAGAACCACCAAGTGAAGTTTCTTATACTGCATATTTGAGATTAAATCATTTCAAAGAAATTTTGTCACAATTTCAAGCAAAAGAAACAACTCAAATTCCTGATGAAGTCATAGAAGCTATTCGTAGCCGTATAAAGAAAGAAAGAATCCATGATTTGAGTGAAATGACTTATATGAAAACGCGTGATATATTGAGGAAATTAGGCTTTAATAAATATTTTGAACATATTCAGTATATTAATTGTAAATTTGGAATTAATCCACCAATAATGTGTGAAGAACTTGTAGAAACATTATGTGTTCTCTTTATTGAAATACAAGCACCATGGGCTTTACATTGTCCTAGTACTCGTACGAATTTCTTTAATTATGCGTACACCTTGTATCAATTATGCAAATTATTGGGTCAAATACAATTTTTACCATTTATACCATTATTAAAAGATCCTATGAAAACAATAGAACAAGATGATATATGGAAAAAGGTTTGTGGTGAATTAGGTTGGCAATTCTATCCTACACCCAGAAATTAACCGAAATGGCCGATTGATTGATTACATGGATTAATTAATTAATTATGTATACATGGTTTTAGACGATGTGTGCGTTTGAAAAAAAAAACGACAATAATTATATAATACGAATTAAATTTATAAAATTATTATGATTAAGAATATCAACGCTTTGAAAAAGAATCTGCGTTCAAAACTAAGAATCATCACTCCAAATCAAACATATGCAACTAAATTATCAAATATCTTGTGCGATGAACTTGAATCGCTACAATCAACAAAACCTGCATTACAACAATTATATTTGTATTGTGAACATGAAGCTCCATTAATTAGTATTCATGAAAATACACCTGAATCAAGAGAATTATTAGCTCAGTATTATTATTTAATTGGACAAATCAAAACCATGGCATTAACAGAACTCGTTTATATTTCATCTTATCAACAATTTTTGAACAATGTAGGAGATTTATTAGACGACGATGATACAAGTGGCGGCTCTAGGGGCGGTGGCGGCGGTGGAAATGCAAGTATGGATGGGAAACTCAAACATTTAATCATGTTTATGATTCTACTGTTATTCCGATATTCTTGTTGTAATGGAGAACTCGCTGAAATCAAAAACAAAATAGATCTTGTTTCAGGTACGGTAGGTGCGGTTGAAAAAAACTGGATTGTCATCCAACCGCAGATAAAACCGATAAACCCATCAAATAATAATAATAATAATAATAATAATTTGCTAGAAAAAACCAAGGTGCCGAAAAATTCATTCGTGATACATATTGGGCAACGAAATGGCGCAGATGGTGCCAATGGAATAGATGGCATTCATATGAGTAATGCAGTCGCATTAAACCATCAACCAAATGCAAACACAAATACAAATATAAATATAAATGCAAATTCACCTTTATCAAAAATTGATGTTACATCTCTTCTTGAAAATGTCCAGAGAATGCAAAACTTTAATATTCAAACAATGACATCGTATCTATTTTCATTTGCATTTGGACCAGCATTGACGGGGTATAATAAACCAATACAACAATTGAAAGATATACTTTCATCCTTTAATATTTACATGTCTGAAATGGAATTGGCTACAATTAGTGAATGTCATCAAGTTGCATCTGATATTGTAGATGGAAATTTTAATAGAGGTCATCCCGAATCAGTTGAACTTGGTTATCAACTAAATATTGCAACAGCTGATAGGTTTTGTAGGGCGCTTGTACCTCATATCGCTCTTGTTATGAGTCCTGATGGCAACAGTTATTATCTTGAAAATACGGCTCTTTATTCATCCGGGGGTATATTGCATGTACTGGAATTACTTCGTAATAATGTAGCAAAGATACGTTCAGAAAGTACCAGTTACCTTTCTGTTATTTGGCGAGGAGGACCTGCTGATCAAATGGATTTCAAACTCTTGAACTTAAGAAATTTGGTTTTGAAATCAACACAATTTTCACCAACTACAGTTAGTGGTATAGATGATTTGTCGGCATTGACAAAACGATTATATTCTCATGTACAATCTCATTCTAATCAATTGAAAGTTTTAATGGGAACTGAATCTTTACAGAATAGTATGATGGCAATTGCCAAAATAGAAGAAAATACCAAAGTTCAGAAAATGTTTAATACCGCCACAGCCAATTCAAATGAAGCTCAACAAATTGGTTGGCTACTTTCAAATAATAATATGCAAATACAAACGAATGGATTATTTGGTAATTTGTTCAAACCAATAGATAGTATTGTAGGTAATATAGGAAATACAACTAGAAATGTGGTCAAAGAAACAGGAACAACTATAGATTTAGCACTCCAATATGTTTACAAGTATGTGATTTCTTGTGCAATTGCAATGTTATTGATTGGATATGTAATTCAACGTCTTCCGCGAATATCTTTATTTAGGTGGTTGAAAATAGAAAACAACGTGAAAAATTTAGGTGATAAAATTAAAAAGATTGATAAGATTGATAAGATTGAGAATACTCCAGTACGGGCGAAAATTGATGATATAGTCAAAACTCTGAGAAAGGAATTGAAAAACGAATCAGCGTCAATATCATCAAGCCCGATAATTTCCCCCAATAAAACCGTGTCATATAAACGTAAATACAATTCAGTCAAACGCAAATATCAAAATGTTAAACGAAAATACAATACTGTTAAACGCAAGTATCAACAAAAAAAACTTGATGATAAAAAACTTGATGATTGGATACGCAACGACACAATCAATCACAGGTAATCAATCAATTCAAATTCATTTGCAAATAAAGAAATAAATGAATACGGAAATACAGTATAAAGACTTGTAAATGGTCAATATATAGATTTAGATAATATGGGAATCTATTACGGACAAGAAATATTTGGAATTCGTATTTTGAAAATAAAAGCGGCAATAGCAGATGGGGATGGTGACGACGAACTGATAGAACCGATAGTAGTATGTAGTGAGTTATTTGATAAATTAACATTGGAACATGTAGAGAATGTTGCCGAAATAATCAAAGATAATCCGAACGAGTTTTTGATTTATACATGGAAATCTTGTACTAGTACTCATTTCGGTGAACATACATATTTTGACTGGGTAAAGACTACCATGAATACAATCAAGATGGCATTATCATTATAATGAAATAAATATCTATACAATATATGCAATAATTTAATGATTTGGTGCGGTAAAACTTGTTGTTTTTTTGTCTGTTATACGAAATCTTCTCGTCAGATTCTATACTATGGAAATTCGTCCCAAATACCGTCTCTTTCCGTCTCCCAAAGACCATCGCGATTTTGTGCATGCTCCTCTCCCATCAGTACTTCCTCTTCCTCCAATTGTAGATTTGCGTTCAGAAATGCCTCCCATCCTTAACCAAGGAGATTTAGGAAGTTGTTCCGCAAATGCTACAAGTAATATTTTACGTCACTTATTACGTAAGGAATCAAAACCAGAATTTCAACCTTCTCGTTTATATCTTTATTATAATACTCGCGTAAATATTGAACATGTTTCAGCAGGTAATGATTCAGGAGCTTGTCTTCGTGACGTGTGCATTGCTGTCCAAAATTATCATGCATGTGACGAAACAACTTGGCCATATGATATTTCCAAATTTAGTACTGCTCCGTCTTTAGAATCATATAAAAATGCTGATTTACACAGTAAAATCCAATTTTGTGCAGTGAATCAAGATATTAATACGATTAAAAAAACATTGGCAGATAGATTACCCATTCTTATTGGTATTCGTGTATATGCTAGTTTAGAATCTGCCGCGTCCATCACCACTGGTCATATTCCTATGCCCGATGTTACAAAAGAACAGAATTTAGGAGGACATGCTCTTGTATTATGTGGTTATAATGATGAAACCAAGAGATTTCTTTTAATGAATTCATGGGGAACTGGAATTGGATTAAATGGCAGTGGATACTTTGATATTCCTTATGAATATCTTTTACAACCTGAATTGGCTAGTGATTTTTGGGTCTTTAAATCGTTTGAGTGAGTAAACCGAAAATAATTCGGGCAATTGAATTTATCCATTTATAAATTTATAATAAATGGATAAATGTAATCATATCAATTCATAAATTTTCTATTTTTTTTTGTTATAACTAGTACTGTTATGGCTATTATTACTGCCCCTACTATTATTACTATTACGTGCTTTGCGTTTTTTGGTTAATCTTTTCTTTTGAATAGATCCTCGTGTAAAAATTGGATGTTTATAAAGTGCTTGTACACATCTATTTGTGTTCATATGTAGTAATAAAATTAATTCTCGTTCATCATCAGTCAATGATTTTGATTTTGATGCAGTATCATGGTCCATTAAAAACATGTTATAATTTAATCGTTTTTTAATTTTCTTCAGTAATCCACTACTTATATGACAACCATTAAGAAATGGCATAAATTCCAATTGTCCATTACGGACGGATTTTTTATCATTATCGGGGGCGGCATTTTCATCTAATTCTCGTTCCAATTGTAATTGAACTGCTGGCCATTCTACTGACCATGTATGGGGTTTCATTCCAGCCAATCGGCAACAATCATACCAAAGTATACTACTTTGTGGTTCATCGTCGTCTGATAAAGTATCATAAACAAATGAATTTGGTATTATTGGACCATATGCAAGTCCTTTTGCAAATGTGGATACATCATCAGCAATTTTATGGTCAAAATATACATTTACTAATGGATAACCGGATGTATGAGGTGAAAAAAAATAACATAAAAAAAAGGCACGTGCGATTCCAAATTGTTCACTTAACAATGGAAATATGCGATAATATAAAATTTTAAAAGGAGAAGGAGCATATGTGTATTTTTTCTTTGTTTGTACTTCAGACAATTTGCGATGAGAAATACTATTTAATCCATAAAGGAAGAGATAAATATTTGGAGATGATGAACCTGGTAAAGAAGCAAGATATATTTTACTCAAAAGGGTTCCATGTTGACTTCCTGAATATGCCATGTCATCTACTAGTATAACGGGGTCATTACCAGTTATGCTGGATAAATCTTCATTAATCGTTTTAAGAAAATAATCAGGTTGACGTAATTGATGCTTTTTAATAATATACATGGCAACTATTGCACCAAAATAATAAGATTTATTTGGTTCACCAACATACATGTATATTTTTCCATCCATATTGATTTTATTGTATGATTCAAGTATCAAATGTTCAATACCATTGACATATTCTTGAATGGAAATGTAATTTATAGATGCAATAAAATCACGTGCCGTATTTATTCTTAATTCAGATTTTTGACTATTTATCCACTTTATAGATTTTTCAGTATTTACTGAATATCGTCCTGAAACATTTGATATTAATCGGATAAGAGTTTTTATATGAAAATCCAAATTCTCTCCGAACTTTGTATCCAAATCTAAATCCAGATTCAAATTCATTTATTGTATTGTCTTGTATTGTATTGTCCTGTATTGTATTGGGTTTGAATTGTATATATAATCGTTATAAATAATAAAGGTGTACAACGTTATTATTTATTTCATATGAGACCGTCAAATCATCTCCACGTCAGACCAAGGCCGTCTTCTGATATAAAGCTGTCAATTAAAGTAATGGATATTGATGTATTTTTTCATAAATGGATAAATCTATAAATTCATTTATACAGTCATACAATTCAACGAAGAGGAATACGGACATCTGAACCGATTCCACGAGAAGCACTCACTCTCCATGAAATTAGATTTTTCTGCAACCCAGGCAATCCGCAACAAGAACCTGTCCCAACGTTTCCACCACCAAGAGACATTGATGACCATTGGTCACGTCCAATTTGGTAAGGAAGACCCGCTTTTTTATCTCCTCCTCCTTGATTTTTTGCAGTAATACTGGAAATATAGCGTGCTTTTTTTGTTCCACCGTAGTAAACCATTTTCTATATATAATATAATATCTATATATATAATATAATATATACACAAGGAATAATAAATAAATAAATAAATAAAGATAAAGATTATTGTCTAGTTATTATAATGGACGACAACATGATAACTAGTTATATAGGACCCAACTCGCAACAACAACAACAACAACCACATTCCAACAAATTGAATCAATCAAAAGCAGATATAATGATGGATATGAATGACAAATCTGTACTTTATATCCATCCAAGTGATGAAGATGTCCATTTACAAAGAAACGCGACTGGTGATGAAATATATGTATTTGACCCTTTTAATCCCCTAAATGTGGAAATAACGGCGGTTGAAATTCAAACAATTTTAAAACGATATGGTTTAAATATTCCAATTTTCAATGAAACATTGTATAAACGCGCCTTTATTCACCGTTCATATATTCGTAGAACTCAATCAGCAAATGATACTAATAAAATAATTATTGCATCTAAACCGATTTCTTGTTTACCTTTGAAAACAAAATCTAATGAAACTTTGGAATTTGTTGGTGATGGTGTATTAGATTGTATCACCAAATTCTATTTATATAAACGGTTTCCTAAACAAAATGAAGGATTTATGACAGAAAAGAAGATTGCATTGGTAAAGAATGAAGCAATTGGAAAATTAGCAAGTGAAATGGGATTACATAAATGGTACATAATGTCTAAACATTCAGAAACAAAACAAACACGGACAAACTTGAAAAAATTGGGATGTTTATTTGAAGCGTTTCTGGGTGCAATTTTTTTAGATTTCAATAAAATCTCAGTAAATGATGAACATAATTGGTTTTCTAATGTTTTTGTTACGGGACCAGGATTTCAAGCAGCACAAATATTTGTAGAGGCAGTTTTTGAAAAACATGTAGATTGGGTCAAACTTATTATGAATGATGATAATTATAAAAACATTTTACAAGTCAAAATCCAAAAAGAATTTAAAGTCACTCCGTATTATTTAGAAACTCCTTCTACACAATCATATTCTTCTTCTTCTTCTTATTCTAATAATAATAACAATAACTCTAATAATAATGATGTTATAGCTGACCGCGTATATCACATGGGAGTTTATTTATGTCTTGGGCAATCAATTCATAATTTACGTGATTGTGATGCAAAGTTATTTTCAGAATATGGTTCTTTTGCATCTATTCAAAAAGCATACTCATCTAGTGGTCACGTATTTGTCAGACTTGGACAAGGTAATAATAAAATAAAAAAAAAGGCTGAACAATTGGCATGTGAAGATGCTCTTTCTACTATAGATGAATAGATGGATAGATGGATCCTCATACATGGGTGCATGGATGAATAAACATGTATCATTGCAAAAAATGTGTCATTACACTGTATTATGTCTGCATTTCCATGGGATTTGATACCGACGACAAATGATGAAATTGGTACAGTTGAATCAAAATCAAAACCTAGACCGAGACCTAGACCGAGACCTACATCTACATCTACATCTACATCCAGAGTTGATCCAATTGATCCAATTATCAATGAATATCATCAGGATCATAGTCCAGTACCAATGGGTATACAGCGTTACCTAACAACTATGCAATCTATAAAAAAACCATCAGAAAACGACGACAATAAAGAGAAAGACGATACTTCATCAGCGCCAGATCCACCAGGACCATCAATCCCATCAACTCCATCAACTCCATCAGGGCCATCAGCCCCCCGTACATTTCGTATACGTGAATCTATAAAAAATCAACAACAAAAACAAAAGGAACCAAAAACTAAAACAAAAACAGTTCAGCCGCCGCCAAATACTACCCGACGAAATTATGAAAATACAAATACTAAAATAAATAAATATACAACCCAGTTACCTACTAGGAATAATCACGATTTGACAGGAAATTCTTATTATTTAAATAATAATCGGTTATTTTTCATGACGATACAAAAACTCTATGAGAAATATAAAGATGAACTCGGTCAACAAACAACAACTTCATTAAGTTGTGATAAAATGGATATGGGTTCTGCTGGTGGTGAAGTTTCATTAATGACACATCAAAAAATCATTTTAGATTATCTAAACTTGAACACACCTTATCGTGGTTTATTATTGTATCATTCATTAGGATTGGGAAAAACATGTACATCAATTGCTGTTGCAGAAGGAATGAAACATCAGAAAAAGATTATTGTCATGACACCAGCAAGTCTGCGTTCCAATTATTTGGCAGAATTGAAAAAATGTGGTGATCCGATTTATAAAAAAGTTCAATATTGGGAATATATCAATGCAACTGATGATGAAACAAGACAAGAACTTGCCAATGCATTGAATTTACCAATTGAATTTATTGTCAAAAATGGTGGAGCATGGATGGTAGATATACGACAAACAAGTGCTAATTTTAGTGATTTAACATATAAAGAACAAAAATCAATTGATGATCAATTAGAATTAATGATTGCATCTAAATACATTCCAGTAAATTATAATGGATTGACTAAAAAAGGATTTGCTCATCTTCAAAATATTCATGGAGAAAATCCATTCAATCATTCAGTAATAATAATTGATGAAGCACATAATTTTGTTAGTCGTATTGTAAATAAATTAGAATCAAAAAAAGAATCTGTTGCAATGGATTTATATCAAATGATTATGGATGCAGAGGATGCACGTGTCATTCTTCTTTCAGGAACACCAATTATAAATTATCCAAATGAAATTGCAGTTTTATTCAATCTTATTCGTGGATACATCAAAACATATGAATTTACAGTCAATTCTGATAAGAAGCGGATATTGGATATTTTTAGTGCAGCCAATTTTAATTTATATAATTTAATAGATTTTCATGATGGAAAATTGACAGTCACAAGAAATCCATTTGGATTCTCCAATGAGGGAGGTGGTGGTGGTACGGCTGCAGCTGCAGGTGCCGTTGTTGCAAATCCGCCACCACCATCGTCATCGCCGTTGTCGGATCCTTTTGGAATTCCATTTGAACAACAAATTATTGATATATTGATGAAATCAGGTATTAAAGTGGGAAAACCCAAGATTTTGAATTATAAATGTATGGGTGACAAATTAAAAGAATTTCTAGATACTTTTGTCCAAGGTTCATCTGGGACATTTGTAAATGAACAAGTATTCAAAAAAAGAATTTGGGGATTGACATCATATTATAGAACAGCTCAAGAAAGTCTATTACCAAGATATACGAAAGAGGATAATTTTCATATCGTCAATGTTGAAATGAGTCAATATCAATATGAAAAATATGAAACTATCCGTATGACGGAGAAGAAGAAAGAATCTGCTGGAGTAGTCAGGAAACATAAAAAAAGTTCTGCTGCGGATGAAATGACTATTCCAACATCGTATCGGATATTTTCAAGATTAGCTTGTAATTTCGTATTTCCACAGGAAATTAACCGTCCACAAAAACCCAAAAAATACAAGACGGCGGCGGCAACGACAGCCGCGGGCGACGAAAACGGGGAAGGAGATGGAGAAGGAGATGGAGAAGGAGATGGAGAAGGAGATGGGGACGAAGCGGTAGAAGAAGCTGCGGCCGAAGGAGATGGAGACGCAAATGGAGAAACCAGACAAAATATTGACGACAAGGAAGACGACGGCGATAATGCCGCGCCTGCATCATCATCTGAAGAGAAGAATGTATTTATTCAAATGGAAAATCAAGGAGACAAATATTTTGGAATAGAGGGATTACAGAAATATAGTCCTAAATTTCTAGCAATAATCAAAAATATTCAAAATAAAAACAATATCGGATTACATATGGTTTATTCTCAATTTCGGACATTTGAAGGAATTGGATTTCTTGCAATGGCATTGAAATTTCATGGATTCTCTCAATTCAAAATAATCAAAAAAGACAATTCATGGAAGATTGATGAGAATGAAGAAGATATTGATAAACCAAAATTTGCATTGTATACGGGAACGGAAAGTCGTGAAGAACGAGAAATTATTCGTTCAATATTTAATAGTAATTGGAATGAAGTTCCTAATGAATTAGTCACTGAATTACGTGGAAGATTAAAAAATAATGGTGGTTCTGATTATGATAATCATATGGGACAATTGATTAAAGTACTTATGATTACAGCATCGGGCGCAGAAGGAATTAGTTTGGAAAGTACACGATTTATACATTTAATGGAACCATATTGGAATAATGTTCGTGTTACACAAGTAATTGGTCGCGCCCGTCGTATTTGTTCTCATAAACATTTACCTGAAGAATTACGAGTTGTAAATGTTTTTTTATATACCACTGTAATTACAAATGACCAACAAACAACCGCACCTCGTGATTTACGAAATGATATAGATAATACGGATGGAAAAATGAAAAGTACAGATGAATATATTTATCGTATTGCTTTGGCAAAAGAACGAGTATGTGAACAAATTTTCAAGGCCGTCAAAGAAACTGCATTTGATTGTCATATTTATAAAGATACTCGCACCACATCTTCTGATCCACCAATAAATTGTTTCGGTGTATTACCTTCCACTGATATTAATAAATATCCAGGGAATAATATACTTTCGTTTCCAAATATTAAAACAGATTTAAGTACAACAGACCCTGAATTGAATACGAAAACGACGGAATTAAATCTCCGAAAAATTACGGTAGGAGGAATAGATTATGCAATTAGTAAAGATGCAACTGTAGATAATAAATTCATAGCGTATACATTTGCAGATTATTCTCGTGCAAAATCATTGAATCATTCAATATCTGCCTATGGATATTATGATGCAGATACAGGCAAAGTTGTAATCGGAAATATTGGATAAATAGTTGAGACCATTCTTACACGCCGTTCACATGGCGGGCGCGAAGCGCCATATAAGAGTTTCTATAGACAATAATAGATTCTTTATAGAATTTTAATAATAACATGAACATGAACATGAACATTAACACGAACCTAACATTCCCTTACATGGGGCTTCGCCCCCCGTTAGGTTCACATGGCGGGCGCGAAGCGCCATATAAGAGTTTCTATAGACAATAATAGATTCTTTATAGAATTTTAATAATAACATGAACATGAACATTAACACGAACCTAAC